GGATAGCTTTGCCGGATAGCTTTGCCGGATAGCTTTGCCGGATAGCTTTGCCGGACGGCGAGCATAAGTCGAGAGTATTGTCGAACACGTGCCGAATGGTGTATTCTTAGTTTAGTAGGAGAGGTTTCCCTCTCCTACGTAACTGGTTAAGCAGCACCCTCTGCATCAGGTTGGTATTTAGCCAACATCTCAGCCACGAGCATTTCGTCCGCAAGGGACAACGTACGCATACTAAGTTCGTACGGGAAATACTCGTAACGGTCGTGTTCATTAACACGTTCTTCACGAGACATTTTAGAGGCATACGGATTTACAAATATCTCACCTGCTCCAAGCACATGTCCAAGCACGCTAATACGTGCCTTCTTGAAGATAACGTGCAACACCGACAACGGTGCAGTCATAACAGCATTAGCCAGCATTGGCTCGCCCTGACCTTTCAGTATTGCAGATAGCTGAATACGAGTAGTAAATATATTACGAGTCGTAGACTCGACATAAGTACCACTATCAGCATCTTTAACAAACTGTGGAATGTTGCGATTAACAACAACAGTAAGAGCACCAGCATAACGACTACTATTATCAACGATATTAGTAATCATTAAGCTGTCGTGATTCTCAAAATCAGGACGGTCAAGCAACAGACGAGTAATATCGTCTGCTTCCTTTCCGTGATACTCGGACAAATCAACGATACGTGCATCATCATTAGCGTTAGCATCATTACTAGCATTATTACTAGCATCATCATTAGCGTTAGCTTTAGCTTCTTCGGCAGCTTTCTTAGCAGCTGCTTCTGCTGCTAATCTAGCAGCACCATTAACTCTTGTTCCCATAATACAAATAAATTAAATGTTATAAATCAGTCGGCAACTGTTCAACCAATGTGCATTCCGACTACACGCACAATGGCAATATGTTTATAGTCATTTGGTTTGATAGTAACTGCAATATGTTTGAAGTCATTTGGTCTTGACGGGGGTATTGGAATTGGTTTGAAGTAGGGGGCGGTGTTGGGTAGGAGCTTCGTCTCCGAAAAAATATACTCACGAAAAATATTATTTTTTGGAGTAGAATCAACAGTAGTATTTCTAATTCTCTTTCTTCTAATAGTTCCAACAGTAGTCCTAACAGTATTTTTTAAGTCTCTACACATCATTAGTCCCAGTCTTAATCCTAAGTTCATTATAAGTCTTACTTCTAAGTCCCTACACATTAGTATTTTCTAATCCTTTCTTTCTAATGTTTCCTTTATGTCTTTTATTTCCTATTCGTTGTTTATTGTTGTTAGTAGTCCAAAGTCTATCTTCGATATACTTAGTCCTATTAGTCTAATCAATTCCTTTAAGTCCTTAATTGGTCTTACTTATATTATATAGTATTAGTTGTATTATTGGGTCTTATTGTGTAAGCCCTTTCTCCTCTTCTATCGAAGAGTTCGAAGATTTAGCATCAGGATTGTAAAAATAGAATGGTAAAATTTAGTCGATATTTTAGTTAAGTAGTGGACTTGCATTAGAGTGTGTACTAATGTGAACTAGTGTGAATGGATGTGAATTATATAGCGAATACAATTCTAAAGGTTTTTTAACGAGTTAGATATCGATAGTACGAATATTATTCGTATACTTGTACTATTAATGACTGGTGCATATATTACTCTTAGTAATGCTAGTCAACTTAATTAATAGTATTAACAATCTAATTAAAGTAATTATGTTACATTTAGAGAACAAAACTAAAGGAGAAACTTTCCTAGTTCCTCAACACATTGGAGAAATTGATTTCAAATATGTTTCTGACCGAGTTAAAGATATAACTCCGTTTAAGCATTTTGGTATTGTCGCTATTATTCAGACTGCTAAACTTCGTGAGATTATCAATCCTGATTTAAAGGGTACTGGTAGTACTAGATTTATATTAGTTAAGACTAACTATGCTGATGATGTTAAGGAAGAAGATAGAGCGATGCTTAATCGTTTCTTATATGTTGCTCCATCTGATGTATTTACTGGTATAGATTGTAATCCTCGTAGTAATGAACTTACTCCTTATAATCTTGCTGAATTTATTCGTGGCGACCAAGACTTAAATCTTAGTATTGCTCGTGGTGAGATATTCCGTAAAGTTGGAAGTGGTTCTGTTATTAGTTTACTTGGTACAGAAGTGAATCCTGTTACTACTGAAAAGAAAGGAGATAATGGTAAGTTGATTACTACTATTGCTGAAACAGTAGTTTGTATTGGTTATAAAATTGTCCGTCTTACTGATATTCAAGGTCAGAACTCTGTCGAAGGTCTTATTCCTAGCGGTAAACCTCAAAAGTTTATAGTAGCTACTAATTTACTAAATGTATAAACTAGATGCCTTCTATTGATTTAAAAGAGAAAAAGGAGTTATTAGTAACTCGTCCTGATATTATTAGTTTATTAGGTGTTACACCTCTTGAAGCTGAAATAATAGATGATATTATAGATAATATCGAAGACCAAATTATTGATAGGATTAAAAGTCTACAACGAGTTTCAATTCCTTTTATTGGTGGATTTATTGTTAATGAAGCCAAGTTAGATGCAATAGAACATCACCCCGTAATGAAAGCTAAAAGGCAAGAACTTACTAATGAAGAATATTGGAAATTTAAAAAGAGCTTAGTTGCTACTCGAATGGCTCAACGTAGTAAATTTAGAAGTAGAACTTCGATAATATCTCGAACTGTTAGACTTAATCGTAAGTTAGCCGCAAGGAAACTTAGAGAGTTTAATCAAGATGAGAGGTCTTTTAAATTATATATGTACTTCTTTAGTAAGATGAAGCCAGTTAATGATTCTGATTACTATATTGAACTAAGAAATAATAAAGGTTATGATTACGAAGATTGCCCCTTTGGATTTAACAGGTATGATTAGCGTTGACGAGCAAGGTTATCCCTTTGCTCCTAACGTTTATCAGATACAGGATAAAGATGTAAGAGAGTTATATCTTCGTGATACTAGTGAAGATAAACTTCGGTATCTTAAAGAAGCCGGAGTTATTTTTTATCTAGCTGACCCTAAGTCTCCACCTAATCAAATGGGATATAGTCGTCCCGAAGCCTTAGCATCTGCTAGAGCTAATTACGCTCTTCCTAATGATTGGCAACCAGATGCTCTTATTCTTCGTCTTGTTGATAGATATCATGAAGATAAGATGGGCGTTGCAGGCGAAGCTCTTGAAACTATTCTTAGAGCAGTTCATAATAGTTCTCGTGCAGCTAATATACTTAGTGAACAACTTACTAATAAACTTAATGCAGGTATGCAAGCCGAAGATACTTTACCAGTTATTGATTTGATAACTAAGCTAAATGGTATTATTAATATCATTCCTAATCAGATTAAATCTTTAGGTGAAGCTAAACAAGCTGCTGCTCTTGAAATAGAACAGAAGAAAGCTCGTGGTGGTAAAGTAGTTACTAGTTCTATGTCTGCTAAAGATGCTAGTGATTTGGAAGCTCAAGTAGAAGCTCAAAAGAGAGAGCTAGGATTGGTAAGTGATAGCATTGTTAACACTCCTTTACGGGGGAAATACGAAAGTACAAAATGATACCAGTTAAACCTGAATATAAGCAAACTAAGTTATACTTTGATGAACCTACTCATAAGTATACCGATAATTGTGGTAATTCTTATATTAGTGCTACTACTATTATTCATTCGTATGTTCCTAAATTTGATTCTAATTATTGGGCTAAGTACAAAGCTAAAGAAGAAAACACTTCTATCAAAGATATAAAGAATCAATGGGATAAGATAAGAGATAAGGCTTGTGATATGGGTAATGTCTATCATAATAGTTTTGAAGATGGTATTCGTCAGAATAGTAAGTTCTTCAATGCTATTAAATATCTGAATAAACAAGAAAGTAAACAAATGGTTACTGTTGCTGATTTAGATGTTGTTGATAGTCATGTGAGACTTCTCGATATTGATGCTTTCATTGAACATACTGAAAATAAATATCCTGAAATATATAAAGTATTTAAGTTTTATACTGAACGAGATTATAAGATATATTCAGAGATAGGAGCATTTCTTCCTAAGTGTCTTCTTAGTGGAACTATTGATATACTTCCTATTCGTGAAGATGGTTTTGTTATTCTTGATTGGAAAACTAATCGTACAGGTCTTAGATTTCAAGCAGGATACTATAAGAAAGATAAAACTGTTCGTCCAGTACAAGAAACAGATGAATGGGTTCATAAGCCCGAAGATGTTCTACTTCCACCGTTTGGTGGTCTACCTAATTGTAATGGTACTACTTATGCCTTGCAGTTAAATCTATATGCTAAAATGGTTCATCTTATTACTGGTTTGCCTTGTCGTGGTTTAGCTCTTTGTCATATTGAAGTTCCATTTGTTCTTAACCAATATGGTAGACCTCAAAGATTTAAAGACGGTTTTCATATTGATGAAAGTAAAAGTGAAACAGCTAAATGGTATAAGATTCCTAGATTAGAACCTGAAATAGATACTATGCTTAATATCCGTTATCAAACTGTTAATGGAAGTCAGAAACAACAAATGAATTTATTTGTATAATATAAATGTAATATCATGTCTAAATATAATAATTTATTAATAGATAGGTGTCGTACTGTTGATTGGAGAAAGACACTAGAGAATAAAGGTTATTCTTACTTTGATAAAGGTAAGTATAATCTTAATCTTATTGGTGTTCGTTCCAAAGAACATGGTAATGAGTTCAATGATGTTTTTATAATTGATTATTGGACAGCTAATGGTAAGAGATATACTCCTATATATCCTTGTACTACTGACCCTGGTTATAAAAGTCTTACTAATCCTGTTAATATTAAAGGTTGTGCAATTCTAGTCCCAGGTCAGTATCGTGGTTGTTTTAAGAAAGGTTATCATAAGGGACAATATCTTGCTCTTGTTCAACATAAACCTGTTAAAGTATTCCGTGATGCTAATAAAGATTTCTATCTTGATTGTGATGAATCAACAATAGAAGAAGGAATGTTCGGTATTAATATTCATAAAGCAGGAGAATCAAGTGTTGTTGTTGACGGTTGGTCTGCTGGCTGTCAAGTTCTAGCTAGAAGTATGGATTTTAGAGAACTTATGAATATAGTTAACTTAGCAATTCCTTTGTGGGGTGATGTATTTACTTACACGTTGTTAGAAGAAAAAGACTTAATAATATGAAACTAAAGAGTATTGGAATAGGACTATTAATAGTAGTAATCCCATTTGTTATAATTGGAGTATTAAACAATTTTGTTTTTAATAAGGAAAATGTAGAAGTCCCGCTTATCGTTCCTGATACTATATATCAGGAAATAAAAACAAAAAGAGATAGTTTACAACTAGTAATAGATTCTATTCTCAATACTCTTAATAATACTAATCAGTATGAGAAAGAATTTGATAAAGCAATTAGTGATACTGATAGTATTGCTATTCTCGAACGCTTCATATATCTTGTGTCAAAACCAATCGGAGTTGAGAATCCAAAGGTTGGAGACGAAGGTAGATAGCTTACAGCAATCCTACTCCTTTATGGGGGATGGCGGAGCGAAGCGACGCCTAGATAAAGAAGTATTAAGAATAGCCAATGCAAAGTTAATACTTTCAGAAGAGTATAAAAGTCAATATGAATCCTACAAGAAGTTATACGAACTAAAAGTTAGAGATAGCTACTTGCAGGATTCTATTTTATCTAAGCAACGTGAAGAAATAAAGAGGATAACAATACTAGGAAATCAAGCTATTGTTAATCTTAATAAGGAATATAATAAGTCTAAAAAGTATAAGAAGCAACGTAATGGATTTATAGCTAGTACAGGTGTGCTAGCTATTCTTGTTGCTATACTATTAAAATAATTAATTGTAAGCTATGCAACTGTCTGAATATCCATTCTTCATTTATTATAATGAAGAAGATAAAGGAAAGAAATATAAGCACGCAAGAGACTGTGGATATAAAGACCCATTCGACCATTTCTTAATAGGAGAAAGCGGAGGATTCTTAATGAATATTGATCCACATAAGCGTTTTGTTAATACAGACCTTCTACGTCCTGCTGCTATTACTTATGAAAAAGAAGGAGTTTATACTAAGTTTGCAGTAGATAGTATGCCTCATATAAACTTTCGTAAACAGGAAACTCTACGTAGACTTGTTGGTTTTAAAGCTCCATGTCTTATGGATACTAGAACTGGTGAGATAGAAGATGTCTATATTACTGGTGAACATTATAATTTTATTAATTATGGTCGTATTCTTAAACTAGATACTAAAACACTTCGAGTAGAAGAAGGTAAGGTTACCGGTCGTAAGATAAGAGGATTCCCTAGATTCATTGATTGTCAGTGGTGGTACTTCTTAATTAAACAGTTCTGTCGGGAGAATGGTTTGTTCCTTATTAATGATAAGACAAGACGTGGTGGATTTAGTTATATGGAAGCTATTGGTTCTGCTAACTTTATCAATCTTACTCCTAACCGTGCTGTTATTCATGCGGCTAGTGATAATAAGTTTTTGGTTCAATCAGGAGGTCTATCTGACTTTATGAAGAAGCAAATTATCTTCTATGAATCTAATACTCCTTTTGCTAGAGGTATAGCTAAGATTGATGCTAGTGATTTTATCTTAGGTTATAAAGACCCTAGTACAGCTATTATAGATGATAACAGTTGGAATAGTGCTTGTATATCTGTATCTACTAAAAATAATCCTTCTGCCGCTGTTGGTAAGGATGCCGGAGAAATCAAATGTGAAGAGATGTCAGAGTTTGAGAACTTCGATGATTTCATGGATGTAACTGAACCTACTCTAAAGACTGGTTCTGTTACTACTGGTTTTCTTAATGCTTGGGGTACTGCTGGTAAAGCTAATGCAGGTTGGGTAACATTTGAGCAAAACTTCTATGACCCTAGAGGTAGAAACTTTATGGCATTTGAAAATGTATGGGATAAAGATAGTAGACCAGAAGTATGTGGTTACTTTAAACCTTATTGTTGGGGACTTGAAGGTTATAAGATTGGCGATGATAATCAAATCGCTACTCTTACTTCTCTTGATGATGATGGTAATTCTGATATAGCTCTTGGTTTTCAAATAGCAGAAGAAGAACGTGCTGCTGAAAAAGCTAAGAGTAAATCATTCGCTAAGTTTATTAGTTATTGTGGGCAGTATGCTAATATGCCTAGTGAATCATTTAGTTCTGTAAGTGAGAATATATTTAGTAGTGAGATATTAGATGAATGGGAGCAAGAACTAAAGATGTCTAATAAATATAACTTCTATATAGATGGTAAGTTTGTAGAATATGATTCGGATAACTTCGAGTTTATTCCTAATGAACGTATTGCTGCTACTGGTGGTGTATTTAAGAAGGATTACTTTGATTATATTAAGAATGTTCCTCGTCATTCTAATGAAGACCCTGAAGGTTGTATTCGTAAATGGTTTAATCCAATTAAAGTAGAATACATAGATAAAAAGACAGGTCAGCTAACTAAAGGTACTCCGCCGGGAATATATAGTATTAGTTATGACCCTGTTGGTATTGATAAGGATAAGAAAGAACTTACTAATAAACATTCACATAATAGTATTAAAGTTTGGATGAATCCTTGTATATATAATGGTTATCGTCCTAGATTATGTGCTGTGTATTATGGTCGTCCTGATGAACTAGAGAAAGCAGATAGAATCTGTTATTACTTTGCAATTACTTATAATTGTCTTGGTACAACTAATGTCGAGATTAATCGTGGTGAAACAGTTAGTAATTTTAAAAAGTGGAAAGCTGTTAGATACTTAGGTTATCACCCAGTTCATTTATGGGATACTAATATTAATACTAAGAAGATTAATACTATTGGTTATGATATTGGTAGTGAAACAGTTAAACTCGATGGTCTTCGGATGTTAAAGGAAATGTTGTATTCCCCCATAGGGAAGTTCGAGGACGGTCGTGATATGCTTGTTCTTCATACTATATATGATTATCAGTCTATACTAGAGTTAAAGAAATGGTCTAATACTGGTAACTTTGACCGTGTATCTGAAATGATTGTTCGTGGTATTGAATGGGCTGCTAATGATAAGTTTGCTAAAAAGCAGCTTGAACATAGACAGAGAGTGCAAACAGAGAAAGAAAACTTTTGGAATCGTAAACGTTATTAATTATGAGTTGGTTAACAGAAAGCAACAGGTTAAAACATTTCCTCTACGCAATCCCATGTGGATTACTAGGAATAATGTTAGTAGTAGGCTTAGCCGTAGGCATGGAATTTAAAGATAAAATGTATGGCGGTAAGTTTGATTTCTTGGATATTTTAGCTACATTGCTTGGCGGAATGATAGGATTCGTATTAATGCTAGTCATAGTAATAAGTACGGGTGCTATTGATTGGTACATTAATATACTTATTAAACTAAGCGAATTGTTATGATTGATGCTAAGCTAAATGCTCGACTTGGGGACATGCCTAAACAACGTGTCCCTAATTCTGAAAAGGATGAGTACTGGGCTGGTAGAACAATAGATTATTGTATTGCTGCCGGACTAGCGTGTAATGATAGAACTAAGACGGAACAACTTCTTGAAATACTTCATGGAGAAATGCCTGACGAGTTCTATCGTAAAACACTTAATCCTTATAATGCTACGAAGGAGAACTTTAAAAGGTTTCCTGCTACTCTAAGGAATCTTGATATTATTAATGATGTAGTTCGTCGTTATTTATCAGAATACGTTAAATCTCAACATGAATTTATTGTTGGTGCTAATAATCCTGAAATCATTATGGCTCGTGATGCTGCTATTCGAGAAGATATAGTTAAGCGAGCTATGTTAGCATTTCAACAAGAACTTCAAAGGAGAATACAGCAACAACAAGCTGAAAATGTTCAACTAGAAGCTCAAGGACAACCAATACAAGAGGTTGACCCTGAACAATTAGCAGCTGATGCAGAAGAGTTTGAAAAGAACTTCATTGATAATTATATAGATGAAATAAGTGCACAAGCTCAACAACTATTAGAAGTTATTGATGATGTTCTTAATAACGAGACAATAATTCCAGTTGAGTACTTTAACTATATCGTTACAGGGGAAGTTTATAGTTTCCATACTGTTCGTGGTAAAAAGCTAGTTAAAGAGTGGGTTCCAACTACTGATATGTTTCCTGTTCCTAACGGAGAGCAAATGGTATCCAAGTACGATATTGTAGCTCGTAGAATGTTGATGAGTTATAATCAAGTAATAGACCAGTTCTCCGATGAATTATCAGATGAAGAACTAGAGTTTATAACTAAATATTATAATCCTAGTACAGTCGGTGCTACTCGTACACTTAGTCTCAATGCTTATAGTTATTATTTTCCTGAAAAGTGTAAGAACTATGAGAATGATAATAGAGAAATATTTCCTTCTGATGGTTATGATTTAAGATTAAAGAACGGAGAACTCCTAGAAGTATGGCATGTTAATTGGAGAGGTTATACACAAGTTAAGATACTAAAGTACATTAATGAGGTAGGATTAGTTGATGAAATGATTGTTCCTGATGATTTTGAATTTAATCCTGAACTTGGACATATTGAGATAACTTCTGTATATAAACCACAAGTTTACGAAGGTTATCGTATAGGAGGTCAACGTTTTGGTATATATCCAGGTGGTGCTAAACCTATTCCTTTCCAATTAGATGATGATGTTAGATTGCAGTATTGTGGACTTCAAGAAGTACTTCCTCAAATGGGAAGATTCTCTATTGTAGAAATACTTACTCCATTTCAAATATTAATCAATATCTTCTCTTATCATAGAGAGATGATGATAGCTAAGAACAAGATGTTTATTCTTGTTGCAGCTAAGTCTTTATTTGGAGAAGATGCAGAAGAAGCTATCTATAATATAGCAGCAGAGGGTATATTTCCGTATGATGATGCAGAAGATATTAATAGTACTAAAGCACAATCTATTAAAATGCTTGATGCCAATATCTCCGGTTATATTACTGAAATATCTAATCTTATTGAATCTATTAAAGCTAGTGCTCGTGAAATGGTAGATATGACACCACAGCGTTATGGACAGATAGCAACTAGCGCTGGTAAAGGTACAACAGAAGAAGCTATTATTCGTGGTTCAATGGGTACAGTTATTATTAACTATATGTTCGATAAGTTCCGTGAGGACGAATATCTAATAGATTTAAATAATTCCAAGTTAGCTTGGATAGATGGATTAGATACTTCTTACTATGATAAGTCAGATAGAAAGCAATATGTCTCTCTTAATGTAAATAATCATACTCTCGGACAATACGTAATCAAAGCTAAAAATTCTGATAGAGAAACAGAGAAGTTTGAACAACTTAAAGAGTGGGCTTTCAACGCCAGTCAAAATGGAGATTTAATGTCTGCTGTTGCTGCTATTACTTCCGGTAATATATCCAGTCTTAAACTAGCTATTAATCGTTATCAAGAGATTCGTCAGAAGAATGAAGAATCACTTAGACAATTAGACCAACAATTAGAAGAAGCTAAGAATAAAGCTGTTCTTGAACAGATAGCTGCTAAAGGAGAACAAGACGCTAGACTAGCAGAAATCAAAGGTTATTATGATTTACTTGCTAAAGGAATGGACACCGAAGCTGCTATGGCTGCTTTAGCTAATCAACCTGCACAAGCTGCTCCGCAAGATAATTCTGCCGAACTATCATTGAAACAAGCTGAACTAAATGAAAAGAAACGAGCTAAGGATTTAGATATGATTAACTCTGCATTAGATAGAGATAATGAACTAAAGATAGCTAAAGAGAATAAGAATAAATATGATAGTCCTAAGTCTAAATCTAGTTCTACTAAGAAGTGAATACTAAGTTATAATTAGCTATATACCATTCTCTATGATTCAGACGTGCCCTACGGAACTTTCCGTAGGGTTTTTCGTATCCATAAAATCGACGTAGATAGCGTTTCCTTTGCCTCTGTTGCATTTACCCTATCGAATGGATGAACTGTAAAGGAAAGCATTAAAAATGCCGTGACGGGTCTTAAAATGGCTCATTCTTTTGCCCTGTATCGAACGCAAAATTTCTGCTAATAAGATTGACTCTAGTGATACTTAAATTCAAATACGGGCTTTTCTAAACCTAATAGCAAGGTATTCAAACTAGCAAGAGTTGTGTTTCTCATATTATTAGATTACATTTGAGTGAAAGTAATAATCAAAACATATTTATTATGGGAACTTTTAGTAGTAATAATGATTTAGATTTAAGTACTGGTAGTATTGATAATGGCGATACTACTAATACTGGAGGTCAAGGTACTGGCTCTGATGCTAACGGCAATCCTGCCGGACAGGGACAACAAGGTGCTGGACAAGAAGGACAACAAGGACAAGGCGAAGGTGCTAATACTGGTACTGTTGGTAATGGTGGTGAAAACCAAGAAGGACAACAGGGACAAGGAGAAGGACAGCAAGGAAGCTCCTCTACGGGGGAAGAAGTGGTATTATCAGAAGGCGATACTGTAAACGTTGATGGTGTAGATTATACTATTGATGCTAATGGTAATGCTCTTGCTGCCGATGGAACTATATTTCGTACTGCTGCTGAACTTGCTGAACTTATATCTCAAAATGGTTCTGAACCAAGTGTTCTTGAACAATTACAAACTCGTTTCGGTTCTGACTTTAAAGATGAGAATGGTAATCCTATTGTATTCGATAATAATACAGAAGGTGTTGCTGCTTATGTTGATACAGTGATTCAGAATAGAATTGCAGAAGCTCAAACTGCTGCTCTTAACAATCTGTTTGAAACTTATCCGCAAGTAGAACAAGTTATCAATCATCTTAAACTTAACGGTACTCTTGACGACTTCGTAGAAATTCCTGATAGAAGTCAGATTACTGTTAGTAAAGATAACGAAGAACAACAAGCTACTTTCATTCGTGAAGAATGGAAACTTAGTGGTAAAAAAGGAGATGTAAATAAATTCATTGACTATTGTAAGAACGCCGGTATTCTTTATGATACTGCTGTTGAATCTAAAGAAGCTGTTGATAGCATTTATGAATCTCGACTTGCTGAACAGAAAGCACAAGTAGAAGCTAAAGAAGCTGCTGCTGCTGCCGAAGAGAAAGCATATTGGGATAATGTAGAAAAGACTATTAGTAAAGGCGAATTATTAGGTTATAGTATTCCTGAACAGATTCAGTGTAACAAAGATGGAAAGAAAGTAATGCTTAGTCGCAAAGACTTCTTGAAGTATGTGTCTACTCCTGTTGACAATGAAGGTAATACAGCCTATATGTTAGACGAAGCTAAAGTTGATTCTAATGCTCGTATGCAGGATGATTTACTTAAAGCATTTCTTAGGTTTACTGGTGGCGATTATGCTAGTCTTGTCGGTATGGCTGTTAATAAGCAGAAAGTTCTATCTATTAGAACTACCGCAGCACAAACTACTGGTAAAAGGACTGTTATTATCAATAGTAAAGGTAATAATTCTAAGACAGTTGATAATGACCAACTAGTCTTGAACTAACTAAATTAAAACAAATATGTACAGATTAAGAGAAGTCGAAAGAGGTAGATATGATGATAGAGGTTACTCTAATGAGCAATCTCTTGCTGCCTTAATGATTCAAAAACCGGAAGAGATTAACAACTTCCTGACTTACACTTATGGTATGGAAGATGACCGATTCCCGCTAACTTTCCTTACAGAAGGACAAGGTGCTGCTGGTGTTCGTGATATTACTACTGTTGAGTGGACTTGGAAGACAATGGGTCGTCAGAGATTCAATGATTACATTGTTTGGGCTGATACTAATGATGTTACTCCTGGTATTGGTGGTAAACCTATTAAGGTTGAGTTTGCTACTGGTCTTATTATTGAACAGTATGGCTTGCTTGCCCCTGATGGTAAGACTGCTGTTCGTGTAATGCGAGACCATGGTGCTGGTAGTCATGGTGGACATCTGTATTCTTTGCAGCTAAAGAATCCTGATAAAAGTGCTTATGTTGACCCTGCTAATCTTGAAAAAGGTAAGTATTGGTGTATGTTAGCTCCGTCTATTCCTGAATCTTATTCTAAGGGTAACAAGACTAATGTAATGGGACCTGGTGTTATGAAATCCCAGCTAGGATTCAAGCGTTATAGCAAGGAAATTGCAGGTAACATTAGTAATGTTATTGTTAGCTATGCTTTCAAGACTAAAGGTGGTGGTACTGACACTCGTTGGATTAACGAAGAAATGCGTCAGTTCGATGTTCAAATGCGTATCTCTAATGAGATTGACTTATGGACATCTCGTTACAATCGTACTGTTAATGGTACTATTGATATGAAGGATTGGGATAATGACCAACCAATTCCCGAAACTGCTGGTATGTTTGAAATCCTCGAAGAGTCTAACTACGATACTTATGGTGAATACTTGCCTCTTAGCAAGCTAAAAAGAACTATTGGTGATGTAGTTGATAAAGATACTGATACTGGTTCTATGGAGATTACTTTGTATGCAGGTAAAGGTGGTATCGAAGATTTCGATATGGCTATCCGTGAAGATGTTAAGTCCGAAGGATTTATTACTCCTCTTGGAGAGAAAATGATTGGTGAAGAAGGTGGCGGTCTTACTTATGGTAAATACTTCCGTAAATATAAAACTATTGACGGACATACTGTTACTTGTATTCATCTTCCTTTCTTGGATAAATCTCCTATTGCTGAAACAGCAAAAGCTAATGGACTTATTCATCCTCGTACTGGTTTGCCTATGACATCTCACAAACTGATGTTCATTGACAACTCTGTATATAACGGAAATCGTAATGTTCGTATGGTACGTATGAAAGGTCAGTCTTACCTTGTTGGTGTATTGAAAGGTCTTACTCCTATTCCACCGTCTTGGGGTTCTGTTCCTAGCAATTCTATATCTACGGATATTGATAAGTCTCAATATGAAGTTAAAATGTCTCGTGGTCTGCAAGTAGATAGACAAGAGAAGATGTTCATGTTGGAGTGCGTACTCTAAGTTAAACAATTAAAATTGAAATTATAATGGAAGGACAAGCACCAAAAGCCGGAACATTCGGCAGTAGTCTAAATAATCCAACTAATAGCCCTAGTGCTACTACACAGGCTAAAGCTCCGGAAACTCCTAGAGAAACCTATGAACAACTTCTTAAAAAAGAAGATGGTTTAGATAGAGACTTCTTAGAAGAAAGATATATTACAATAGCTCTTGCTACTGATATTACTATTAATTCTGTTTATCGTCAAGTTAATGCTAGATATATCGTTGACCGTCACGATAGCATTGGTGGTAGTATTAATTCAGCTAGAATCTTAACTAGCAATTATAAAGAAATGGAAGCGTATATGCCTTCTCTTGTTGGTTGCTCTGTTAATTCACAGGAGTATATTACTCGTGTTCAACGTTGGTTCAATAGCATATCTATTCCTGTTGATGGTGAAGGAAAGAAACTTAATTGTTCTTTCCAATGGAATAAGAAAAGAGATTATCTGAACTATAAGATAGATGAAACAGAGATTATCGAAGAATACGATAATGCTGAAAAGTCTAATCCTAAACAGTTGAAAGATGCTATTGCTAAATATGTAACTAAGATTAATGCTCTTGAAGCAACTCGTTATCAATACGGACATCCTATTAAAGTAGATGATTACTTAGCATATCGTCATTGTTTACTTTATCCGATTGTAGCTAAAGACGTAGCTATTATTAGCTTCGACCCTCGTGTTAAATTCTATATTAAAGATGAACAACGAGAAAACAATCGTCTTAAACGCAATCGTATTCAAGCTAACAAAGCAAGACGTAATTATCTTGACGCTATTGATAACGATGCTAAGTTCAAAGCTATTTTCGTATGTTATTCTGCTAGTAACAAACAAGATGTATTATCCAACTTGTTACTTGATAGAACTATTCAAGAAAAGATGCTTGACGACTTTGCAATTAAAGAGCCGGAGAAATTCAACAAACTGTTTAACAATTCACAAATTGAGCTTCAAGCGTTCATTGAAGAAGCTATTGCCAAAGGTGAGCTAGTTCGTTCTGATGTTAATCAAACTGTTCTTACTCCCGAAGGTGGATTTATCGGAGCTAATATGAAAGAAGCGTTGGCTTATTTTAGTAACCCCGAAAATGCTGATTATAAAAGAGCACTTGAAACTAAACTAAAATTATAATAACTATTTATTATGAAAGTAGCAGAGATACATAACGAGTTCATGCTTCTAGCTCAACAAATGGGCATGAAAACTGTGCGAGCAATACTTCCCGAACAGGTAGACCAACTAATTAACTTGGAAACTATCGAATATATAAAAGACGTTTTCTCTCGTAAGGGAAATCGTGAACTTGATGGTATCTCTGATAACGTTATAAGATTAGCAGAACTTAATCCTCTTCATACTAGTATTAAACTAGAACCTGAACAAGGAGATATAATGTTTGGAACTGGTTATAAGATAGAGTTGACAAACTATCCCACACCAATGTTTTACACATCTGTCTACTCCTTTATGGGGGATAAGTCTTATCGTTGTAGACTTATTGATTTAGATTTAGTGAGTGAAACGATGAACGATTATCATTCAAAGTCTATTGTTATAAGTCCTATATGTTATAAGACTGAATCTAACATTGAAGTGATTGCGACATTCGAGGTAGATAAGTTCTTAGTTAATTATATTAAGTATCCTACTCTAATTAGTATTGCAACTGATACTACGAACGAACTATCAGATGTTGCTATGAAAGAAGTTATTAAGAGAGCTGTTAATACCTTTAATGCTATCTCTAATAATAATAGTTATGAGAAAGTTTCAAACGAATTATCTAAATTAGAATAAAATGGAAAGACTGTTATTTGCAGGCAATGTTGCATTAGCTACTACTCCGGCTACTCTTGCTGCTGTTAATGCAGCAGGTATTACCGAAGGTGCTGTTGCTCTTTACGACCATGAAGGTGCAATCATCTCGAAAGCTCTTACTAAGAACATTCCGATGTTTACCTTGTTTGTTGGTGGTGGAGCATTTGCTAATAAGAGCAAATACTCTAATATCGTTTCCGATATTGATACTAGACGTTTCTCTTATGTTAAGAGTGTCTACGCTGCCGGAACTAAATTCAGTGCGGAAATCACTGTTCCTACCCCCGTAGAAGGAAAGGATTATACGTTAACTATGGCTAAGGCTCATACTGTTCTTAATGAACGTTATAAGTGGTCTGCTAGTGAGCGTGCTCGTGAAGGTGATACTGCTGCTATTATTGCTAAGAAGTTAAGTACTCAACTTAATTCTCTTGGTAAGAATGAAGGATTTACTGCTAGTGTTGCCGCTGCTAAAATTACCGTAACTGGTACTGATTATGAAGCATGGAATCTGATTGCAGGAGATTCATTGTTTGGAGTAACTATTACTACTACAAAAGCTATGAAACCAATTAATGATGATGCTGCTCTTAAAGAGTTACAGATTCGCTGTATTGGTGCAGAAGGTATTAACTCTACTAGTAATGATGCTCGTAAGTTATATACTTTGCCGGAATTCTCTAATGCAGGTGGTTGGACAGTATTTACACTAACTTTCTATCCTCATCGTGACCTTCGTAGTGGTAGTACCGAAAATGTTAAGACTATTATTCATCTTGCTATTCCGACAGGAGCTGCTCAAATAGCTACTCTTGAAACAATATTTGCATCTGTTAATACTCCGGCTCCGGCTGCGGCAGAAGCTTAAAGAAGATATTGTAAATATAACTCGTAATAGTTTAATAAAGGGGTTGCTATTAATGTTAAAATTAGTAGTGACTCCTTTAATCATAAATAGGGATGAAGGAAATTATCGAATCTGCTCTTAATCAAGGTTTGAGTTCCTTGATAACTATTTCTATTTTCCTACTACTATATAAGTGGTTGGACAATAAGAAAAAGACTGAAAGCGAAAAGTTTGTTAGTTCTATTAGCAGTACTCTTGATGAAGTATCTAAGTCATTATTACAAGTCTCAACGTTTATTACTGATATTACAAAGAATATCATAGATAAAGATAAGGACAAATGTAAGACTGCAATAGAAGATTCTATGCTCGCTTCGGCAATGAGATTGACAATGTTCGTTACTAATACTGTTATTAATAACCACATTCATACTAATAAAGATAATATACTTGCTAATATCCATAATATAGTTAATGCAGAGTTTTACAGTGTATTCTCTAGTTTATCTTTATATAAGATTAATGGAATAAAGGCTAGTGATACTATGAAAAAGGATTGGATGCCATCAGTTGAAAAGTCTATCATAGAGATAGTGTTTAATGACAATCTTAGTAAAGAAGATAAAATCTCTAGTTTTAATAATAAAATAAACTTGAAGTTTCAGTCTTATATAACTTATATAACAAACAATACATTAAAGTAATGGACATAAACTTCGATAATGTAATAAACAAACTAGTTGACAGAGCTGTACAAATTGTACAGCTCTCCGACATTGGATTCATTCTTACTGATTCAGATATATGTAACTATAATGCTATGACTATCCTTAATCAAATGCAAGAAATAGAATCTATGTTTAGTGAGAAACAAAAAGAAAATCTAATTGCAATGTATAACGAATTAATAGTAATGCAATGAAGAGAAATGAAGATGGAACTTATACTTATTTAAATGTACCTAATAAGTATAATTGCGTCTATAAAAGATTGCTTATTAAATTAAGTGATTTAGGCGTAGATATGATTAAAGATTGTACTTCTACTTGTAAAGGTATCAATCGTCAAGTTATTAATTGTTGGAATATGTTTCAATCTGCTTGTGCAGCTTATTCTTTAGGCTATTTAAAACAAGCGGATTTACTTATTAATTATATTAATAGTTCTCTTACTCTAGGATGTACTGAATATACTAATGATGGTAACCCTATGTTTATGTCATTTGAACTTAATATTCCTGATACTATATATGGTGCACAAAAGATTATCTTTAATAAAGCTACATTTATTATTGGCAATAAAGAGAATGTAAAGAAAGACAGTCTTACTATATATAAAGTAGTTAATAATGTTGATACTATTATTGCATCAGGATTATCTATTGATAGTCCGGTTGTTTTTAGTGACAATATTCTAAATGCTGAAATAGGAGACAGTTTTATATTTAGAGCTAGTATAGAAGGAGAAGATGAAGATATTTATTATTCTAGCGACTATACTGTTGTGTGTTCTGAACCACCTGCACAAAATGTAATATACTATGGTCATACTGATATTGCTCCGCAAGAGTTTGATGATATGACTATTGACCAAATATTAGATTTGACAGACAATGTTTCTAGAACAATAGTAGGAGATAGAAATAATAACTTTATTATTCATCAAGAGAAACATATTCACTATCTATTAATACCTGAAACAGTTGAACTAGTTGAAGCTGAATATGGTACTGTATTCTTTACTACTTTATGGAATGGTAAAGATGGTGCTTATAGAACAGATAATCCAGGAGGAATATATAATGGGGTAAACTACAAAGTGTTCTTCTTATATTCTCCTACTATATTCTCTGATGATATTCGTATAACTTGCAAAAATAAGTAATATGCCAAAAGGAATAAGTATAAGTGAACCTATTATTAATAATAGTGTTGACCAACAATATAATCCACTACCTAACTTAGATGCTAATTACGGACCTTATCAAACAATTAAAGAAGCTATTGCTGCTTTACCTAGAGAGATTCGTACTGTTGGTCTAACTGTTGGTATTAGGAAAAGTAATGTTATTAAAGAGTACTGGTTTAATGGCGGTATTGAAAATGAGAATCTAGTTATTAAACAAGCAGAGAGTGGAGATAAAGTTGTACAGACTGTTTATATTCAAGATACTCCTCCGGCTAATATTAATTCTCTTTGGGTAGATACTTCCGGTCTTGGAACAGCTCTCGAAGAAGATGAAAAGCTAGCTCCTATAATTCAATCTATTCAAGTAATACAACAGTATCTTGATACTATCGTACACCAAAGAGATTTGATTATAAATCCCGGTCATGTTAGTAATACTTTCTCTAAATCTGTTGCTAAAGAATATACTCCTATTGACCCTAATACTGGACAGATAAATATTCGTGTTGCAGCAATAGGTAAAAGTCTCGAACCGGAAACAGACCAATATGAACCTAATACTAAAGCAGTTCGTGGACACTACGGAACTCTTAAAGAAATTCAAGATAACTTTAAAGATTTCGTAGATTATGAACTTCTTATTGCTACTGATGCAAAGCGTCTATATACCAAGATTGATGGAGAACCTGTTAATCTTACTGGTAGTACTTCCGGTGGTGGCGGTGGCGAATTAGATTATGAAGCACTAGATAAATTAGATACTATTGGATTTGTTGCTCCTAATGGACAAGTGTATCGAGTTAAAGTTAATAACAACGGGCAACTTGTAGTATATAAGAAAGAATTAGATACTCCACAAGCAGAACCTACTGGTGGACAAACCGACCCTAGTACAGGTTGGGTTTATGTAACTACATTATATCTACAAAAGCTATATATCAATTCATTATATTGTGGTGGTATTACAAGTGATGAATATAGTTATAATCCGTGCTCTCATAACTTCGTTGAACTTAGTAATCTTACAGGTAAAGATATATCTCTAAAGGGATTATCATTACAGTATGGTACAGAAGGTGGAGATTGGGAAGTACTTCCTTTATGGGGGAACATCAAAGCAGGTTCAACATTCCTAATTAGAGGTGCTCAATGTTCAGTAATGAATATTAATACTACTCGTATTAAAGTTGAAACTTATGATATGGAATGGTATGCTAAAGATGGTAATCTTATTAAGTTTGATAATAAGAAAGCTAAGTTTTTCTTGACTTGGGGTACAGAACCTAGTACAGTTGCCAATCCTTATAATAACGCGACTTCCCCCATAAGGGTATCTAAAGGTTATATTGATTTGGTTGGACTACAAATACCTAATGCTGGTGATGCTGATAAAGTTGATGCTGCTGAAAATACTGCTTATGGTTATCTTACTAGTAATTATCTGTTTACTAAGTATTACACTATGGATAATGTTAAGCAAGCTACTAAAGCTCTTAGTGCTAGAAATAACGCTAATGATATGTACTTTGTTAACCTAGAAGCCGATGTTATTCCTAGGGTAGAATCTTATACTCCTAGAGCTAGTTTTGAGAATAAGAATATATTCTTTAATAAGACTTTATTAGATAGTACTAAACCTAATAAAGTCACTATGAGTTTAGGACGTAAGGCTTGCTATACTATTAATGAAAGTAACGAACCTAATGACGATGCTAGTAGATGTTTTAATTGGGTTTCCGTAGGTTATTATGATGAATACTTATGGTATCGTGCATACCGTAGTGATAATAGTTATACTGAATGGACTAAAGTAGAATCGTTTAAGAATGAAACTGATGTTCGTAAATATTATAATCGTATTAGAGCTATAACTACTGACGGTACTCCGTTTACTACTCATAAGGTAATACTTACTCATCTAGGAGAACAGTATGATACTCATACAAGAGACAAGAATCTCTATTATGAATATTACGTAGGTAGAGATGAAACTTATAAGAGTGATGTTCGTAGGTTTGTAGTTATGAGTGAAAATATGGTGAATGATGTTCTTAACTTTGTTCAGACTTCCGACCAACAAGGCTTTAATTGGGATGAATATAATGTATGGAGAATAGCTGCCGACCAAATAAAGAAGGACTTTAATAGATATGAAACCAGTAATATATCTGTGTGCTACTTTATGATTAATACTGGTGATATGACACAGAATGGTAATCGTATTAATGAATGGTTAGATTACGAAGCCGGTAGAGCATCTTTATATGATATTGCAGAAATGGTTACTGTTGGTAACAATGACCTTACTCCTGCTAATGTCTATGTTCTTGGTGACGGTGGAGATGATTCTAAAATCAATGCTACTAATATTCGTTTCTTCTATTGTTATGAAATGGATGAAGATAATCCTCCTGTATTTACTGTTGAAGGAAAAGAAATATTCGTTGAATCATTATATTCATTCGATGTTGGTCATACCCATTTCTTATGTGTTAATAGTGAGATAAGTTCTAATACTGAACGAAGTGTTTATGGACTTTCTACTACCGGAGTAATGTATGACTTAATAAGACAATGGTGTGAAAGAGATGATACAAAAGCTGTTAATGCTAAAGCTAAGATAGCTTATTGTCATGAAATGCCTTTTACTATCATTACTCAAAATCTTATTAACTCATTTTATTGGAACGGTCAAGAAGATACTAGTGTAGAACGAAGTGGTAGTCGTTTGAACTTTAATACAACTAAAGCTAATTCCTATTGGTTCTCAAAGTTCTTACAGACCCATAATTACCGTTTATGTCTTGGCGGACACAAACATACGTACAGTTGCAGTTATCCCATTTTAGAGAATGAGAACAGCTCTATGAAGCCTATCATACAGGTTACTGCGGACATTTTACAGAACGATTTCGGTTCAACTGAATTATATACGGAAATTGCCGAAGGTGTTTTACAGGGACAATCTTTCCCTAAATCATGGGAGAATAATGCTAATTACGATATGTTGAAACACTTGTGTACGTTCCAATTGGTTGAGGAAATTACAGCTCCTATATATTTAATGTGTCAAGCTACCGGATATAAACATACTAGTAATAAGGAATTACCTAGTCCTAATATACCGTGGTTAAGGTATTTCTTTCCAGCTAGTATTACGATTAATAGTCGTGACGATGTTACAGCTAAAGTTAATGCTGGACAACGTTATCCTTTCTATATTAAGTATTTCTTAAATAAAGGTAAAATTAGTGACCTTGTTTATTATCCTCAATTAACTGCTACTGTTAAGAAGTTATCTAATGTATTTAATAATTCAGGTAAATACAATGTTAATATAGAAGGATTGAATCCTAATTACGGAGTTGTTGGCGGTAATGGTGAAACTAATAATGGTAACGATATTATAAACGTTAAGTTTCCAAAATATAATATTTAATAATTATGGCAGATAATATTAAAAGATACAATCCTGATACTGGTAATTGGGACGTATCATCTTCGGGTAAAGCTACTGGTATTATAGTAGAAGACCCTCGTCTTATTGACCCTGAATTAGCAGAGCAAGGTAAGACAACTGAAACTGTCAATGACGTTCTTGTTCGCCATGACGAAGAGATAAAGAAACAAGGTGGATATATTGCTTGGCTTGCTGAACATGGTGGTGGCGGAAGTGGTGGTGGCGGAGGAGCTACCGGAGATAAAATTAATCTTACTAATGGTAATATAGTAAAAGAAGGTAATATTAACTATCTCTATTCTACTGTAACTACTAATATTAAATTAGACTATCTTATTACATCTACTAAGAATAATAAAAGATATTTTATTAATGTTACTCTTGATGGTAACACTATTATCGAACGTAAAGAAGCATGGACTAATACTCCGGGTACTCTTACTATTCCACAATTAGATAAATTCTCTGCTAATAGTAATCATTCTGTTGTAATTACAGCTAATGATACAGATGGATTCTCTGCTGAATCATATCTACTTAATATAGTAGAAGCTAGTATTAAACTTGATAGTATAGTATCAGGAAATACAGCTACTGTCGGTATTGATTACTTCTTTACTTATAGTATTACTAGTAAGATTGTTGGTTCAGATGTTAATCTTGTTGTTACTAATGTAACTAATGGTGCTACTAAAACTGTTGAATTAGGTAAAACTACTTCTACTGCTCCTAGACAAGTTAATGTTAACTTATGGGATTTAGGAAGTATTATTGCCGGTAGTTCTTATACTATACAGGCACAAGCGTTTACTTCAATGAATGAACAAACTGTTCAATCAGATAAAGTAACCAATCGTGTAGTAGTAGAAGATGGTGTAAATTTAGTTGTACTTGTAGAAGGTATTACTACTAAAGCAGAAGTAGATGAAGGTATTGAAAGAACTAAATTCTCTCAAAGTGGTAATATATCTTTTGCGTTTACTCCTTATCTTGCTGGTGTAAGCCTTATTTATTATGCAGTTAGAATAGAACATAATGGTATTATTAAAGATATAGGTTATTTCGATGAAGGAAATTATAATGATAACCAGTATGTACAACGTGGTAAACAACAAGTATTTAGTTATGCTATTCCAACAGAAGGAAATGTTCTTGGTGATTGGAATATAACTCTTCGTTGTTGGTCTGAAAAAGGAGACCCTATTACTGATACTCTTTTAGCTTGTGAAGTAGTATCTAGTTCTTCTGCTCTTATTGTAGACCAAAATCCTAATAATAGTAGATATGCTAGTTGGCATGTTCGTCAAGAGAGTTTTCCTCAAGTATCAACAACTAAAGTTTGGACAAGCAATGAACCTAATTTTACTGCTCCTGGTAACATTGAGCCAACTGGTGCTATAACTAATCTTAATGTATATAATACTAATGGTGTTCTTTCCGGCTTCTTAGTAGAGAAAGGACAATCAATGTTACGTATATCAGGAGAAGCTTATGGCGTTATTGACATACAACCATTTAAAGATGATGCTACAACTCTTAATAACTGGTCAAGACAAGGATTCAGTTTATCGTGTACATTCAAGTCAGATAAACATCCTTTCTCTAACAGAACAGTTTTCTTTATAGGGGATTACAATACAGACGAGCAATTCTCGGAAGGTATTAAGATAGGTCTTGAAGATATTACATGGTCTTATACCGATGGTAATATTAAAGAGACTATTAGTTGTAAGATACAACAAGGTGTTATCAATACTGTTGACTTCATAGTTAATAAGAATCCAGGAAAGATGATTGTCGGAATCTTTATTAACGGTGTACTTAATGCTGCTCATGAAATCAAGAATGACTTTACTTGGAGAACTAGTTCTAAAATATATCTAGGTTGTGACATTAGTAATGCTGGTCAGATTCAGAACTTTGCCGATGTTAACTTTTACGATATTAAGTTATTCCGTGTTCCTGCTAATGACAAAGAAATTGTTATTAATGCAATGAACTCCAAAGCTAGAGCAACATTGTTACCTGATGGTAGTGTAGACTTTACGGAATATAATAGAATGAAGTTAAAGAATTTCTTCTCTACTTCTGATTCTGAACCACACTCAACACTTTGGGATGATATTAATCAGACTTATGCTAATATTAACTTTAATAGTCTTATCTCCGATACTACTAAAGTACTTCCAATAGACATTATGTTAATTAACTGTGCTAATACTGGTTTTACTCGTGCTGTATTTGAAGAAATAGGTGGACAGAATAATAACTGGTATTCAGGTTGCACTATGAGTTACTTTAGTCCAACTTCCGGTAAGTCTAGTTCTGAATATACTACTGATGTATCTGTTTCTAAACAGGGTACTTCTACTATGAACAATCTTATTAAGAACTTAGAGATTAGATTTGATAAGATGCTTAAAACAGATGATGGTAGTAATCTTGATTACGAGTTATTCCAACCTAAAGAAACATGGTTTCCTGAAAGACAATTTACACTTAAAGCCGACGTTGTAGATAGTGCTCATGCTAATAACGCTTCTATTGGTAAATGGATTAATGATAACTCGGATTTCTTATTTGAGAAAACTCCACCTATGGAAGAGTTAGAAGCTCACCGTCCAGTAGATACTCGTGATAGAACTGTTAAGGATAAAGTAACTATTAAGCAAACACTTGAAGGTTTTCCTATTATTCTTCTTATTCAGTTTGATGGTGAGGAAACTCAAACCATGCTTGGTATATATAGTTTTAACTTAGGTCGTGGAGCTTATTATAATATGGGCTTCCGGTTTTTAAAAGATTTTACTACTAAGATAAAGAATACTGCTGGTGAATATGTAGAAAATAAGTTACCTGCTTTTGTTACTTCTTATCATGCTTATAGTCAGAATGAAAAGTTTGGTAGTATTGATCAACAGAAAGTTTACTCTTATGAAATAGGTGAGAACGCTAATGTTATTGTTGATGGAAACAAAACATTACCGTTAGCTTTATTTATGCAAGACGATATATCTATCATAAAACACGTAGGTGAGTTTAAATATAATGGTGGTAATTGGTTAGAACCAACTGCTCCTGTTACCGATGATAATGTTTGGAGAGCGTTGCAAGAACTATTTAGTATCTTTGCTCAAATGACTACTTCAACAGTTAAGAAGTATCTTTGGAACGAACAGACAGGTGGTTATGAAGAAACTGCTGGTGAATATCCTGCTCAATCTAGTTGGTCTACTCTTGCTGCTGAACTTGATACTAAGTTTTCAATTAGAAATGCTTATTCTTATTTATTAGTATGTGTCAAATATGGACTTGTCGATTCGTTAGGTAAGAACTTAACAATAGTATGTTATGATATTGATGGTACTAAGAAATGGTATATTAGGTTCTATGATATGGATACTGGTAATGGTCTTGATAACGTAGCTCTTGAATCTGTTGCTAAAACTGCTTGGCTTGATAAATTTAGTAATAATGATAAGAATGATGTTAACTCATTAGTTATTACTAAGAACGCTGCTGATGGTGGATATGATACTTATAGTTCTCGTATGTGGGACGTATTAAGAGATACTATCTTTGCTAATACAGGTGTATTCGATAGCTCTCTTGAAACTCTTTGGGATTTATGGAGAAACAATGATAACATTGCTAAAGATACTAATAATTATATAGATAATTACTTTGCAGCTCAAACAAAAGATTGTGGTGAGTTACTATTTAATTATGACTATAATGTTAAATATCTTACTGCTTATGTTGGTGAAGCCGGAGGTGCTGCTTCTTATGCTAACATTGAGTTCTTACATGGTACTCGTGTCGAGTATGTTCGTGACTGGTTAAAGAAACGTGTTTGGTTCTTCGATGGAGTATTTAAATATAATAATCCTAGTAATATTCAGCCTTATAATAATAAAGGAACATTCTCGGCAGGTGGAGCAGAAGCTACTAATCCTAAGTTAGTAATTACTTCTAATTGTTCGGCTATCTTCGTAGTTAATATTGGTAATACTACTGATACTAGATATTTCTTAGAAGAAGGTAAACCTACTGAAATAAGATTATCTCCTATTAGTTCGTTTAATACACAGATTACTATTAATAATACTCCACAGATTAATGATATTGAAGGATTAGGCGGAATGAGATTCCAACGGTTCATGTCTAGTATGAAACTTCCTAGTTTTTCTAAACTAGATTTATCATCTGTTGATACTCTTAGTGATTCTCCTATTCCGTTCGAGACAGTATTTGTTAATGACGAAGATTTCTCTGATGTTAGACATATTGATTTAAGTAATACTAAGTTTTGGAGTGGTAATGCAGGTCAAGGTACATTTACAGTTAATATAGAAAAATATACTAAGTTGAAAGACTTAAATATATCTAGTTCTGTTGTAACTTCTATATCTTTGCCTAATGCTTCTCTTGCTTCTTTGAATATCACTAATTCAACTGTTGAAGGTATTAGTCTTGTTAATCAACCGTTCTTGGAATCGTTGGATTTCTCCGGATGTAAGAGATTGAAAACAGTTACTGTTGATTCTTGTGATAAGATTACTGAATTAAATCTTAGTAATCTAGGAGACTTACATACAATTAATATTACTTCATGTCCTAACTTGAAATTTATTGTATGTACGAATAACGTTAACTTGACTATATTTAATGTATCTAATTGTAATAAGGTTGAAGCAATTAATTTATCACAATGTACTAATAGAGGTCTTATTATTTATATAGTAGGCGCTCCAAATATTAAAGAACTTAATGTGTCTAGTACTAATACTAATAATGATATTCAAGTTGCATCTGAACTTCCTAATCTTAGAACATTAAATATATCTAACAGTCAAGTTAGTGCTATACAATATGGTAATACTCCTGTTCCTACTTATAAAGGAAATAAGATATTCGATGTTAGTCAATTAATAGATTTGCAATTTAGTATTCGAAATGCTAAAGGTGTACATTACTTTAAGTTTAACAATAATAAAGTACATCCGTTTACAACAGGTACTAGTGCTTTTGTTGGTTGTTCTAACTTAAAGCGAGTATTCGGTCATCTTAAACTTTCAGGAAATGCAATATTTAATGGTTGTGGTCAATTCTATATTCATGAACCAAAAGAAAAGGTAGATGGAATTACTCCTGATTATAATGGAGAATGGTTTGGTCCAGATACCAATACTGCTCAAGGTTCTATTGATTGGAGAAATAATGTTGACTTATCTACAAACTTTACTATTGCAACTACTGATTGCAATAGTATGTTTAATGGAACTAGTTGTAGTATATACGATGTTTATTACTTCTTATATAAGTGTGATAATGTAACTTCGTTAAATAGTTGTTTCGCTAGTAATAAAAATATAGTATGGGATTTATTAGATAGTCCTCGTAGGAATATGTTTAATCATTGTACTAAAGTAGTTACAATGAATTCTATATTTTTGGGATTACCTAGTCAAGATTTTAAGATATTTACTAGTACTTATGATTATGGTTCTACTGAACATAATGGATTGTTTAGTCCTCTAGTTAATCTCCGGTACATGAGTAGTGCTTTTTCCTTTGAAGGAACTAAATATACAAGTTCTGCATTTTTAGCTAAATTCAAAGGTAATGTTAATTCTAAAATAATCGGATTAACTTCAGTATTTAGAAGTGATGGTAATATCATGTTTGTTAGAGATATTAATCATTCTCCTTCTGATAACACTATTGTTAATGAATTAACTGCTGCTGATTCAGGAACATTGTTTACACAGTTGTCAAACTTGGAATACTTAAATAATATGTTTAATGGTTCTAATATATATTTCAATCAATTAACAGATGAAGATGTTGAAGATGGAGTTATGTATTGTCCATTATTCTATAAGAATACTAAGTTAAAATATATACAAGATTCATTTAAAGGACTTGTTAAGTCTAAAGGTTCTTTATATAATGTATTTGGTGGAACTGTTAAGAATAAGACTAATCTTAGATTCCCTACTGCTTTGTATGGTATCTATAATTCATTCTCTATTGGAGATAATTCTACTATTACATTCCCAATCCACAACTCAATGTTCAGTAGATTAAGAAACTCATTAATATATATAACTGGACAACAAGCTATTAATGAAAGTACTTTAGGGAGTTTTCAAGGATTCACTAAACAATTCGTTAAAGAAGGTGATGAAGTATTTCCGTATGATGTATTTACTGGTTGTAGTGCAATTGTTGAAATACCGGGATTCTTTGCTAATCTTGTTCTTCCTGCAAATACTGTTGTTGAACTTCCTCTTAATTCATTTAAGACTAATTATAATCTGACTAATATATCATATCTATATTATGATATGAAGAATTGTAAGTACTCGCTTACTGGTAAAGGTTTCTCTAACTGTAAACTAGTTAATGTTCATAGATGCTTCTCTGAAATAGAAACTAGCTTCGTTAAGAAAGGTTCTATTCCTTATGGATTATTCTATATGGAACGAACTTCTAATGTTAGCTATAAAGGTTGGAATGAAGCAGATGCAGCTAGCCAGAATATTACAGAAAACTATGGTATAGATAGTGAAGGTAATTGGATTGAAGACGCTGAAATGCCAGCAGAGATTACTTATGCTAAACAGAGAACTCTTCCTAGAAAGACTATTGTTAATATGTCTTTCTGTTTAGAAAGATTTCAAAGTACAGAAGCACAGGCATATACCATGAATTATGGTAATCTTACTAAGACTAATTATGGAGATATTATAGTTCCTAATGAAACTTATAATCCAGTTAAGTATGTTCTTAATCCTAATTATGACCCTAGAGAATGGTTAGACGAAGAACAAACTCAACCAAATTATAATAGAGATATTCATAGAGTTATCTTAAATAAAGATTTCGATAAGTACGAGTTTGCTTGGAATGAATATTGTGTTGATGGTCTTAGTGGACTAGGAGATATAGTTAGAGACAGTGCTCTTTATACTGCTGTTACTAATGGAGAGATTAATTGTTCTCCTACATTACCTGAAATCTTTGATGATAATGCAGCAGCTATTGCTCCTCCTTCCGGTAACCATACTAATAGAAAAATACTTAACTATATTTGTCCTCCTGACTTATACTATTATTGTACTAATAGAGGTAGTATGGTAGTTAATGGAGTATTTAGTGGTAGTGGTAAACCTAATGGAGACCTAACATACGATTACTTTAACTATGGTATTCGTGGTCGTATTCCAACTAACTTATTTAAACCTATACGTAATGCTACTGATTTATCATTGACATTCTATTGTTGTCCGTTACTTCTTCCATATAAATGGAATAATAGTACTAACGGAGATATAGGTGAAATGTTCTCTAGTCAGATGTTTGCAGGAATGAATAAGTTAGCTAATATCTCTAGTATGTTCTACTTTACTGTTATACCTGCTAATGTTATTATTCCAGTTGAGTTTGTAGTAGATTGTATTAATCTCCAAGATATATCACAGTTGTTCTTAAGTGCTGATTTTCAATCTACTGCTGCACAAGCACAACAAATAGATGATAATACATTTGCTAAGAATGTTAATCTGAAGAATATTAGTTATGCTTTTGCCAGTGGACAATACCAAAGAGACTGGTCAGGTAGAAGTCCTAAGAAGATTAGTTCTACATTGTTTAATGCTAATAAACATAAACAACTTACTAATGTTACTGGTGTGTTCTATAATGCGACTTCTACTACTGGTAGTGTTCCTGAATTTTGGAATTGGCTAAATAGTCTATCCTCTGTTAATAGAGTGAACGTATTCTATGCTATGCGTAAGGCTAATCTTACTAATGGTAATAATGTTCCTAGTGGATGGGATACAGGTATGGTATAACAAAAAGTTGATAATAGTATTGTATAATTAAACAAAATTTAGTTTCTTGTAGCGTCCCCCATAAAGGAGTGAGTATTAACAGTAATCACATCTCTTTACGGGGGAATGTTACAAAGACTAATTAATAATCATTTAAAAGTAATTATCATGGATAATCGTATTTATAACAGAGCTAATGCAGCTAATAGTTTACAGATTTCTATAATGGGTAAAGTTGAAGCTGTTGCAGAGTTTTCTATTCCTAATGGAATGGGTGGTAAAGAACCGTTCTTATTAAAGAATGTTACCGAAGACCCAATACAAGTAGAAGTAGTTCTTGCTGGTATGGATGAACCTATTACTACAACTATTTATTCCGGTTGGAATGTTGAGTTAGTTAAACAAGTTAATAACGCTGTTGCTGATACGTTACAATATGGGTACTAATACTGGTATAGGTATAGGTATTGGAATCCCCTTCAAGAATAATGTTCTTGGAGAGGGTAAACCTTACCTTCCTCCTGAAATTAAAGATAGTTTAAAAGCAGTAGTAATTGCTTATGGGAAGACTAATAATGATTCTGATAGAGCTATAGTTAAGAACTTGGTGGACCCTGACAATCCGTTTGTGATTAGCAACGCAGCTTTCAAGCTGAATAGTGGGTTTGGGAAGTATGCTGCTGACTTCTTAGATTGGACATCTTCTAAAGATGCTCAAAAGACTAGCTTTGAGGTAAAGATAACATCCTCTAATTATAAAGAGAATTGGGTTGCATATAAGGCTCCTAATACCACCTTTAAGGCTATGAAGGTTCGTATATCAGGAATACCTGATGGTGGTTATCTACAATTTTTTAGAACAACTGCTGATGGTGGTGGTATCAAAATGGTCAATGGTATTAATGAGATTCCTGCCTTTACTAACACTGTAGAAGCAGGATTCTATATTGATATTCCTTTAGGCTTTGATTGGTCTAACCTTGTAATCGAGCAAATCCCCTCTTTCGAAGGAGCATTCGTCACCGACGGAATCGACGACCTGATTACTTCCACCAAGACCGTACAGGAGATGTTGGGAGGAAGTAATGAGATAACTGTCGTTAGTATGATTGGACAGTTAAGTACTCCTAATGTTAATAATTACACTAATACTATCAGAAATCAGCCAAGTACTACTGGAAGTTATAATAAAGTGGAGGTATCTGCAATTGATAAGACTGGAATTTATGGATATAGCTTTAATAGTAGTCTGAAATGCTCAATAATTAATGATATACTAGGTGATAAACAAGATTATAGTGTACCACTTACAACTCAGGTTGAAAATATAAGTGCGAAATACTTAGTACAAGGTTGGATTGATATTAATGGTTTAGCTGTAGAACTTTCTTCTGTTGCTTGGTACTGGACAATCATCGCCAACAAGGTACTGACTACCGATGAAATAAACCAAGTAATTGCTTATTATAATCTTGATAGAACTCTTAAACCTGATATACTGTGTAATACTATCAAGCAGGGAATCACCAACGAGAACCACGCAGAGTTTGGCGACAAGCTGATTGACTTTTCAGGTAATGGTAGGGATATTCAGTTGAACAATATTGCTTGGAAGGGGAATTCAGGTATTGGGAAGTATGAGACTGACTTCTTAGATAGTAGTATTTGGAAATATAAAACTAATAGTAGCGTAACTAGTGATAAGATTGTTTGCAATAAAGCAGCTACTCATATAATGTTATTATACTATAGTATTACAGATGAAAATAAGTATGATGTTCCTTCATTTAATGTATTAAAACAGGGTGACGCTAGTGAATATTATTATATTGATGAACAAGGTATACGTAGAACTTTTAAATTACTAGATGGAATAAATACATTGCCAGCTTCCCATGGTACTTTGTTTACGGGTACAGAGGCAACATGTGGATTTGGAAATTCCGGCATAGGTAATAGTGTTACCATCACCCAAATCCCCTCCCACGCAGGTGCTCTCTGCCTTGACGGAGTAAATGATTTCGGTAAGGTGACAGGAATGCCGATTTACAAGGATTATACAGTGGTTGCTGATAGAGAACTATTTAATGCAATTGGATGTGTATTATCGAATGATAATCCCGGAGCATTTATTTTTGAAACTAGTAGTGCTAGCGCATATAGTTTTGGAGAAGCGGCCACTAGTCTTACAATACCAACAGATAAACAAATAAGATATCAAACTAAATATTCTTATAATGGTCAGAATATATCAATTGGTGCAGTAAAAGAAGGTACTTCGAATATGTGGCTAGGAACAATAAGAGATAATGATGCTAGATTTAGAAGTGCAGCTATCTACTCTCTCATGTCCTTCCCCTATAGTATGTCCGAGTTCTTGATAGAGCGTCAGCTGAAGAAGCACAAGCTGGGTACGCTGTATCCGGATATGGTGGAGTTTAGACCTATTATAAAAGCTAATGCTAACTATAATATATTCTATACAGCATTGCTTCCATTAACAGGAAATATTTGGGAGAGAATAAATATAGGAGATTATGTACCTGTTGGAAGAAGAGTTGCTATTCAATTGTCTTTTGATAATGAGGCTAGTGAGTTAGTGTCTGCCATATCTTCTCAATTAGGTAATATAAGTATTACTAAAAATTCTAATAATAAAGGATATACTATATTTGGTGATATTCTTAAAAATAAATCCCCTCAAAAGATAAACATCACTATTGACGAGTACATCAGGTTTGAGGACATTGTTCAGCCATATCCAGTTCTATTGAGATTCAAGGATGAAAATGGTAACGAAGTATCTTGGGGAGGTAAATTCAGAGTTGGTTCTACTATTACTAGAATAGGTTCTGCCACTGATTCTAATCTACTTCCTAATATATATAATATATTTGGATTATTATTGAATGGCAATCAAGTAACTAGTTCTAAAGTTATTGTTGAAAAAACAATGGTATTTAAGGCTAAAAGTGCTTATATATTTGACAACAATGAACCAAAAGTAATCTTATCTCCTAGACTACTACGTATTCCTAACTCTAGCTACAAGATACTAGGTTATATCCCCGATATATCCGGTCATGGTAATCATGGTAAGATAAATAATTCTGCTTATGCAGGAATTAGTGGGGCGAATGGTTATAAACAAGATTTTACTAGTTGGAAGACAAGTGGTAGTAGTTATTCTATTATTACTGATAGTAAGTATGTTCTTACTGATGAGAAGGCTATAACAAATGGTGGTTATTTCTTATGGAATAGATTAGCTAAAGATAGCTTTAAAGTAAAGATAAGTAACATACCTAATGGTGGGTGGATGTCTTATAGATATAGGATAACAGAAGAAGATACTCAACTTTCATCCTTGTTTATAAGAGAAGATGGTATTTATACTCTGCCTGCAACAGTTGCAGGTGGTGATGTAGATTTCTTTATAAGTACTGCCTCTGCGCCTGCCAAAGATTGGATAGGACTTACTATTGAACAAATCGGTGAATACGAAGGAGCATACTGTCTTGATGGTGTAGACGACTTTGTTACTATTCCTACTACGGTCGGTGGCAAACAAGTGTTGATGAAGGTGAATTCTCGAAAGTCTGATTGCTATCTATATGACCAAAGAAATAATTGGACACAATATTTAGGTATTGTTTCAACCAAAGACTTTATAGCATACAATTATTCGAATCAACGTGGTAAAACTTATATTGATGGAATACTTAATGAAAATATTACCGCAAATGATTTAATAGGTATAACTCATAATATAACTGTGACTAATAATAGAGATGATGTAAAACAATATTCTCCTTGCATTGGCACTTCATTCGCTAGAAATAGTTATGCTCAAATGGCTCTCTACGACTTCATGCTCTTCGACAACATCTCAATAGACGATAAGATTAAAGAGCTGAACGAGTATGTAGGTATTGAAGCTAAGGTGGAATTACCACCTTATTATTGGGATGCTTATGGTAAAACTAATCTTGATGCAGATAAAGCTACTATTCAACAAAGAGGTGTAGCCGTAGGTGATTATGATTTGACTAACACTAACTTTGCTTACGATAAGATGTCAGGCTATGGAGGTTATTCGTTTAAATCATTTAATGATAGTCAAAACTGGAATATACAAGGTGGTGGTATTGGTGTTGAAATTGTTAGTAGAGATGGATATTCTATAACAATCAAGAAGTTAATTCAGAATTTAGATTGGCATATATCTAACAATGAATATAGATACCCAACAATTCTTGATAAGGAACTTCCGTTTAAGTGCATATCAAATAAGAAGGTAGGTCTAATATGGCAATTAAAATACAAAACAGAAGGAGCTACTTCTGATACAAATGTTACATTGATTAATCAGCAATTAACTCCAAATGTTCCATTAGAGATTAATCTACCATATAAGACACAAGATGAGTTAACAGAACTAGGAGCTGTATCAACTTCTGTTTATTATTTTCTTTACTTCTCTAATACTACACTAGAGATTGGTGAAGAATACACAATTGAAATGCTTCCTTTATATCCCAATGGTTTACTTTATGATGCTGTAACTGATTATAGTGAGAATGTTAATATTCCTGTGTTTACTGATTTTACAGCAATAATGAAAAGAAAATGGCTAAAAAATCAGGGTTGTCCTTTAATAAAAGGAAGTAAAGTGTATGAAGGAGGCAATGGAAATGCTTTGTTATTTGAATGGGATAAAGCATATAATTTTGTTTTCTATAAAAGAACTGACATTATGGAAGGAGAAGTACCGGAAAATATATCTTTTATTACTCCTACAAATTATAACGGTAATGTTATAACTAGAGGAAGTGGACAAGATACAAATGGAATATGTATCGCTGGCGATGGTAATGCAGGATTTGCTAATATGGTATTCTACAAACTAATCCTCTATCCTAAAACCATCCCACTATTGCAGATTAACTTCCTAAAGAATCTAATGGAAAGAGACGAGATAATTGATTTAAATAACCCAATATTTATAAAAGATGAATAAATGAAAATAATGCCTTATAAACTACTTAAAGTAGTTTATATAATACTTGCTATAATTGCAGTAGTTATGTATACATTAAGTTTAATATTTAATATTTAAAGATTATGATTGATTACATTGTATTTCCTGTTGCTGATATAGATGAAGAGAAGTCAGCAAAGATTGATGAACTTAATTTAGTTCCTCGTAGTAATGTTAGTAAAGACAAAGTATTGATGAAGTGCCAACATTATAAAGAAGTGTTTCCTGAAAAAGTAACTAGAACAGTTACTACTGATGAAGAAGGATTGGAAATTATTAGTATTGAATATCCTTATGAAACTTATTCTAATGAAGCACTTGCTACTTTATTGTCAAGTCCTGAATGGAATCCTAAAGAAGATGAGGTAATAGAAGATTCCCCCATAGAGGAGTGACATTACTTTTATTGCTTAACTCTAAGCCCTGCTTATAACAAGTAGGGCTTTTATTTTGTTCATACAATACCTAACTTTTAATAAAATTATTATTTATAGCTAAAATAGATTAATGGTCGAACTTCTTATATTATCCTTTGTTATGAGTGTATAGTAGCTGCTATAAGATATTCTTAATTTATTAATCTAAACCTTATTGTTATGCAAGTAATTGAAAAAGTAAAAGTTGTTCCTGAAGGCTATAATGGTGCAGGGATGGACGGTATGCAGTCTGATTTGGAAACATTCAGACAACTATTAACTAAATAACATTATGAGAGAAGTACCATACGAGACAGACCATGATGTTCGTGCTCGTTCTCGGAGAGACGAAATGTACGAACGAGTTAATGATTTCCTTGCTCGTGGCGGTCGTGGAAGAAGCGGTCGTGGCGGACGTGGAAGAGGGATGATGAATCGTATTGGATATAGGACTTACGACAACTACGATAGAGATGAGCACAGAGGTTACGACGAACGTCATAGATTCGATGAACATAGAGGATATGACGATGATGAACGTATGCTTCTTATGCAAATGCTTGGAGTAGGTGAAAACGAACGTTATAATGATTATGAAGATGAACATTTTAATAAGCAGGAAGCTAAGCGTACTGTTGATGAAATGTACCATGTCAAAGACGGTAAGAAATATATCGGTGAAAAATACGATATGCAAAAAGCCCACGAAGTTTGTAATAGATTCAAAGATAAACTAGAAGAGGAAGTAGAAGCTGCTGATGTTTATGTAGCTATTAATGCTCAATATCACGACTACTGCGAGTTATTCGAGAAGTGGTTCGGAAAAGGAAACTTTGACGAAATGGTATTCGAGAGTGCTATTGCCTTTTGGTTTGACGATGTTGATTTCGGAGAAGATAAGCTCTGGAAGTATTTCAACGAATTGAAGTAATACAAGTTCTGCTACATTCCTAAAGAGAGATTACTAAATAATAGTAGTCTCTCTTTTCTTTTTAAAATAAAGTTTTATATTTGCGACTGTAATATAAAACTTAATAATTATGGGGATCTTAATGAAAGTGTTGTTTGTTGTCGTAATAGCTATCACTATTATGGCATTTGCATGGAAAGAAGCAGCTAGTATTCTTCCTGCTAAAGTTATTACCTATGTAAAAGTAGGAGGTGTGTTATTGAGTATTATTCTCGCTACTCTATTATTCTTGTTGTAATATGGACTTCGGGAATATACTTAATGAGATTCTACGTACTACTGCTACTAGTTTCGATTTCGCATTTGTTATCTGTGTTAATGTACTAGCATACCTAGTAATTAAACTAGTTGACAAACTTAATGGAAATAAAGTAGTAAGTACTTGGAACAAGAGAGTAATAACTCTAGTGTGCGCTTTAATAATGGGAATAATATACTTCTCATTAAAGCTAGGTGATGTTAAGGTAGTACTTAATTCTATTATTCTTAGCTTTGTCTTTTGGAGTTGGATTCTAAAACCAATACTAGCCTTCTTCAAGATAGATTATAAGAAGTTTATAATAGAAGATGATGAACCTAATCAATATCCAAAGTAAGTACTATTAGTAAGAGTAGTAAGTGAGGGTCGGCTAGCAATGGTCGGCTCTCATAGTATACACATCTCTTTATGGGGGAATAAAAACTATGTCCCACGCTCCTACGCTTTCACAGAAGCCCACCATTGCATTTTAGTGCCTAACCTTAACTTACTATTATCCGATAGTATTGCGTGCCACCACGGGGCTTAAAATGCGTCACGTGTATAAAAATGTTTACAATGCGAATACCCGTTAGCTAGATAGTAAGCTAGATAATAGTGCTAAATCAAAATTATTAATAAAAGTCTTGTTAATACCAATATAATAACTATATTTGTTATAATACTAATTCAAAAACAAAAGTAATATGGCTTCATTAAATCAAATTGTATCTGAAATAGCTCATGCTATTCATCAGCCTAATAACTTTACTACGAGACAAACTATTCGTAGTGCGGTTATTCATACATTCAATGAACAGATAAGACAGACTTATGAGCGTCATGCTAATGTCGATAAGATATTAATGCAGAGATATAGGATAAGTCTTATTAATGTTCCTGACGGAGATATATTTCAAAGTCTTGTAAGTACGAAGTATAAAGTTAAAAGAAGCAAGACTAGAATACCTAGACCAGTTCGTCTTGATAATAATCTTCCTTTTGTCAGTGTTCGTACTGTTGGTTATGATAATATGGCTATTCCTTTTATTAAAGAAGCAAATGCTCAATTTTATAAAGCATTACCAGGAATGTGTACTAGTCTAAGTTATGATTATATCAATGGTTATCTATATGTTAATAGCAATGGTAATCCTTTGATTGAACCACTAGGACATATTGTTATTGAATCACCTTTTGAAATACCTACTGAAATTCCTGTTGAAACAACAGAAGGAGTTGAATCTAACTTCGATAATGATGATGAGTTTATCATTCCCGAAGATATGGTAGAACGAATCAAAGATGTAATCTATAAACGTAATCTACTTAATGTAGAGAGAGTAACTAATGAAGTCCCAGTTAAGGATGATATAAATAAACAACAAATAGAAGTATAATTATGGCTAGCGGTGAAAGATACGACCACAGAAATATGTATACTAGTTTTATAAAGACAGCCGAAGAGGATTATGTTCTCGTGTCTGAAAAGATAGCTAGATACAAATCTTTATTATATAAAATCAAATATTCTATTGAACAGAATAGAAATGCTATTGAAGCTATATTTGATGTATGTGTCTATAACTATTGGGAATGGAATACTGACGAACTAGATGTTGATAGAAAGATGGAGACAGCAATAGATGCTAAGTTCGTCAAATTCGATTCTTCTAAACAATTAAGATACGGTAATATATATCGTAACTTAAAACAATACTTTAGAGTACTTCGTAAAATAAAAGAATATGAGATAAGACAACAGAGAATTAAGAATCGTAAAAGTATTACTCGTCCTCAATACGAAGCCTATTGCAAGTTATTCTTTAGAGAAGTATCTAAAGAAGTTCTAAGAGGAAAAGTTTATAAGTTTGAAAAGAGACTTGGTTGTCTTATCATAGAAAGAGTTATAGTTAGAGATAGTTTTACCACTGCTGATGGAAAAGTTGTTAAGTTCAAAAAAGTAATTGACTATTATAAAACAGAACTAAACAAAAGAAATCTTCTTGCACAAGGACTTATTCCTTATAATAAGAAAGACCATGCAGCAGCCTTACTAAGAGGTGAGAAATACGAAGGAGTTAAATATGTGGAGTATCTTGATAATCCTTATTATTGTAAGTTACTTATGATTGATGGTACAATTAAGAATAGACCATTGTTTAAATTCTATGGAACAAATCTTCACATGAAACGTAGTAATGATGATATACTATCTGAATGTAAGACTGTTGAAGATATTATTAATGTCGATACTGATATTAATAATCGTCTTTCTTTAATTAATAAGTTTGACCCAAGTTACACTATAAAATATATTAGAAATAATGAACAAAGAGCTATCTTCCGTAGAAACTATTATCGCAAGACTTGATAATGATTTCAATATTATGAATAGTGATTATATACCTAGAGTGGGTGCTTGGTGTATAGATGCTATGAACGAAATGGGTATTCTTCAATATGAAGAAAAAGAAACTACTATTAATGTTGTTGATAGAGTTGCTTATTTTCCATGTTGTATGAATGCTTTTAAAGTTTATGTTGAGGGTTGCGAGATTTCCCCCTTAAAGAAAGGTAAATGTTCTTGCTCTTCCGGTACTACCGAGCATTTCGTTCAAGACAGAGAAAGAGCTAGAGAACGTGAAAGTAAGCGTACTGTTGAGATTGACCCCGAAGGTTACGAAGGAAAGAATTACGTGTATCTTCGGGATGCTAATGCAATCCAATTAAACTTTGATACTGATATTGTTACCGTATCCTATCTTACAGTTAAGACTGTATATAGTGATACGTTTCATTGTAATATACCCGTTATTCCTAATAACGGTAAACTTATTGAAGCACTTGAATGGTTCTGTATGTGGAAGTTACTAAGTAGAGGAATTAAACATCAGGTCTATTCTTTACAAGGTGCTATGCCAGTTAATCCATATTTGTTATGGAGAGATTCTCGTGACAGAGCTAGAGCTTCTGTTATTAATGAAAATCAAGATGCTAATGCTTATAAAGGTTGGGCGTCATTCTTTTATAATTCAACATTTAGACCTAGAGACTAATGGAAATAGTTAAAGAACTTAATAAAGATGGAGGATATGAATCTATTAAGAACGGTTCAATGACTCATGCTGTTAATGCTATGGTTTCTCGTGATGGTAATTCTATTCAGAATGAACAATCTATTGAGACAATCATAACATTAGAAGAAAACGAAGAGATAGTCGGAGTTATCTCTTGTTCTGATGAAATAGTTATATTTACTAATAATAATAAGATTAGAAGATATAAAGAATCTACTAAAGATATTACCGAAGTTATTACTAATTGGAATTATCAAGGAGGTAAAGTTATAGGTACTTATACTTATAATGTAAATAATGAATTAATTGTTGCTATTACTGAACTTAATTCTAATGAAGATGTTCCTTTAAAAATAATCAATCTTAATAAACCTAATTATTTAGAAGGAGGAAATGATATAAAATATACATTAGTTCCTAATATACCTAAAGCAAATATTAATAACTGGAAACTTGTATCAGGAAGTTCTATATATAAAGGTATATATAATTTCTTTATAAGATATAAGCAAGGAAGTGATTATACTGGTTGGTTTCCAATAGGAGTTCCTGTATTAGTATATGATTTTGATAACGAAAGCGTTGTTGAAGATAGTAGTTTCGGATATGACGATAGTAGTGGTAACCTTCCAGTTAATTATAAGATAGGAAACTTCGTATTTAAAGAAAGAACAAATTTAAGTACTGAAAAAGTTAATCTAAATATTGAATTAGGATTACAAATAGATAATTCAGGTCTTAATTACACAGCTTATCAAATAGGTTATATAATCAATACTCAAAAAGGAGACACTAAGGTATATAATACTTCTGATATAAATATAGGAACTAGTAGAATAACAATAGACGATGTTTATAATGAATCATTTAGTCTTGATGATATTACTAGTTCCTTCTTTAATTTATATAATGTAAAAACTATCTGTAACTATAATAATAGATTATATGTAGCAAATTACAAAGAAGAAAATATTAATAGTCTTGTAAGTTCTATTGATACTAGTAATGTACAAGTTAGAATTAAAGATTTCAGAGGTAATAACGCTACTAAAGTTTCTGCTAAAACAAGAAGTATTAGTTCTTCAATAATTAGTAATCCTAGAACCTTTGATATTGGTAGAGGTTATGTAGTTACTATTAAAGGACGTGCTTACGGAGATGGTAATGAATATAAAGAAGTTACTAGAAAGTTCTTTCTTACTCGTATTGGTAAGAATAGTTATGGTACTAAATGTCTAATGATTGCATCACAAGACTTTATTAGAGCTTTCTATAAAGATAGTAATTATGATAGTCACTCTACTCCGTTCTATGTTTCTTATCAAAATGCTAATAATCTATATGAACCAGCAGTTTCCGTAGTTATTAAACCTGATGATAAGAATTGGTATATATTAGAATTTAGTAGAGGATATGACCCAGCAGATGTATATCCTGATGAATATTCTGTTATATCGTCTTTAGGGTTCGTAAGCCATCCTTATGTAAGATATGGACGTACTAACGATTTCTTTACTAGTACTCCTTATACTGCTCCTGATATTCAAAGAGATTTTAATAACGATTTCAAAGTAGTATCTATTGAAGAATTTGATTTAAATATGGATACTAGAGAAATTGTTGAACCTATGTGGTTCTATTTAGGAGATGTTACTATTGGAGAAAATACTTATAAATTAAAGTATGACCATTATAATCCTACTGACTATTATTATTATAGATATGATATGTCTAGTGGTAGTCCAGTAGAAGTTGGTGTAAGGTTAAGAAAATCTTTTCAAACTGCTTATGTAGATTATCCTGAAGTAATGCAGGAAATTCGTACTAAGTTTCCTAATTCACAAATAGTTCTTATTACAGAATATGAAACTGTTAATCCTAGTGGTGGTAATGCTGATGAACTTGCTAAATTTAGAGGTGAGAGTGTTGATGAAAATATAAGAATAGCTTATGATGTATCTAAACATAAATTTATTTTTTCAATTAAAGAAACTAATATAAGAGATGATTATTATAAACGTGAATCAGATGCTGTATTAATAACCAATGCTGATGGAGAAACTACTAGATATACAGTAAATGAAATATTTCCTAATATATCTGTTACTTTCAATAATGAAGATAAATCTACTCAAGATTTAATCAATGAAATCGAAGGTATTCATGAAACTGTATATCGTTGGAAAGAAGATAGAGAACCAACAGAAGAAGATTTTAATATTAATGAAACTTATACTGTTGATTTCTATGATATAAGTAGTTTATCAGGAGATAAAGGTTCTACTAAAAGTTTTACTGATTTAAAAGCATATCCAGTTGGTTATATTAAAGAAACAGTAGAAGAAGGTAATCAAACTATAATAACTGCTGAAAAAGAATTTATGATAGTTATACCTTTTATTGATTATCTTAAAACAGTTTCTAATTACGATTATGACGGACATGAAAGATATCGCATATATAATAGAGTAAGTGTTGAGAGTACATTAGCATTTGAAGGAATAGTAAAAGACTTATATATCTGTTTCCAAAAGGATACTAAGTTCAATATGGACGGTGTAAGTAATTATAGTGCTTTACTTCTCGATATTCCTACTTTTGGTAGAAGTGACGCTTTAGCGATAAGTGAAGGAGGTGTTCGTTCTACTGGTAATGAGTTCTTTGCATTAGGTAGTAGTAATCAATATAAAGAACTTCGTGTTGATGGTCCAGCCGGAGGTTATCTTAGTTATGCTTTTGGTTTTGCTTCTCCTAAGATATTAGATAGTGAAACTAAACCTGAAGATACAGAGTTCTATGGAAATATTTATAAGTACGCTATTAATTATTGTGTATATAACTTTTTTATTCATTATGTATTTCCTAATGGTAATATAACTGATGGTATTCGTATTTCTAATAATATGACTTATTCAGAAACTATTAGTTTAGGTACTGCTAGTGAAGGTAGTATCCCATTAACTATGGACATTAATGAAGATACTTTAATATCAGATATTAAAACTAAGTTTGATTCTTATAAAAGTCAGTATGGAAATATAAATACTACTAATGCTCACGAAGTAGTTAATATATTTGATGCTATAAGTAATGTTAGATTCTGTAATATATTTCCTAAATATAATGATAGTGGTATCGCTCTTTATAAGAACAATAAGGGAGATAAAATGTTTAGAGGAACTAAGATTTCTGATAGTACTTATGTTCAACCAATAGAGTTCTTATTTGATAATATACCAATGAAAGAAGATTTCGTAGGATATTTTATATCTTATGAAAAGACAGAACCTATATTAGTAAGTCAAGGAGTTCCTGTACGTAGAGATGATGATTTTAATACTGCTTTTAATGAGCAGGTTAATAATATTCGTTTCTATTATCCTGAATTTGATATATTAAAGAAAGCCGGAGCAGGTAATATATTTATTACTCAATCTAGATATACTATGGGTAATGCTCAAAGAGGTCCGATGTTTACTGACTTTTATAATAGCGATGACGTTTATGGTATGTCTACTCCTGATGAAGAATTTGGAGATATTAGAGCTGTTAAAAGTTCTAAGATTATAATGGCAGATAGTAGAGATGATAACAATGCTGGAAGAGAAGCTGTTGTTAATCTAGTATTAAATAAATCATTGAAATTAGGGTTACATATAGGAAGTGGCAGAGGTTATGTAAAAGGTATTCTTCTTAATATAAGTGATAACTTATATATGTCAGAGAATAAAAGTCTTATTCCTCTAGGTTATATTAAATATGTTAATCCAAAAGGAGATATTTATAATTATGGATATGAACAATACTATTATAATTATAACTATTATTTCATGACTAGTTCTGTATATGCCTTTAATCGTAATGGTGTATATTATGATGCTAATGACCCAATACCTAAAAAAGCTACTGATAATAGTAATCTTTATCCTAAATTTCCTAGAGTACATTATGATAGTCAAAGAGTTGGTAATACTCCTATAAGTAGAATAAAGATTGATGTTTTCTCTTTATATCCATTATTTGCTAAAACAATTAAAACTGCTCCTGATGAAAGATATTATACTATTAATACAGATGATAATTCTTTTGTTCAGAATGTTCGTATGATTCATATGTTGCCTAGTACTATTAATGATACATTTGAAATAAGTACTATGTATCTTGATTATGCAGGTAAGAAGTTTATTAATTATAATGAATTACTATATACTAACTTTATTACAGAATATAGACAAACTATTCGTAGAAGCGATGTTATTAGTGATGAATCAGTAGAAAATAAATGGCGTATATTTAGACCTAATGCCTATAAGATAATTAGTGAAAACAAAGGAGACATTATTAATGTTATTGGTATAGGTACTTATCTTATTGCTCATTGTGAACATTCAATGTTTATCTTTAATAGAGATAATACTCTTTATACTAAAGATAAAGATGTGCAAATGTTAATGCCTGATGCTTTTGATATAGATTATCAAGAAGTATTTACTAGTGAAAAAGGTTATGGTGGTCTACAAGATTTTGAAGCTTATGTATGTAATGAAGCAGGTTATATATTCTTAGATAGAAGTAAGAAACGATTATATAGATTTGATGAAAAGAATCTGAATGATTTAGGCGATGGAGTACAATCTATATTAGACGAATATCTTACTAGTGATACAAAGATATTAATGGGAATGGATAAAGAGAATAACCGATTAATCTGCTCCTTTATGGGGGAAGTTTCAGATTTCACCATTAGTTATAATTTTGTTACTAATACTTGGATTAGTATTCATACTTATTTATGTCGAGGATTTTATAATACGAAAACTAATTTGTATATTAGTTCCTTCAATAAGAAAAACATTATAGGTAAAATAGGATTTGTAAAACCGTCTAGTTATCTTAGATATACAGATTTCGAGATACCTGCCAATAAGAATCCGTTCTATGTAGGAGAGAATAACAATACTATGGTAGTCGATGTATTATTTAACCTTGAATACGATACTATTAAAGTACTTAACTACATTAGTTACGACTTATATAAAGCAAATGATATTAATTTTGCAGGTAATAAGATATTGTTGTTTAGTAACACTTCTATTAGTAGACTAGAAGACATTACTGTAAATGAACGTAATACTTTTGATACTGTTAAGCCTTATTATGAACATGGCAAATGGAATTATAATTACTTCCGTAGTGTTCTTAATGAAGTTGTTACTAGTTATCCAATAGATAGACTTACTGGTAAACTTAATGTCGATGTTGATAAGAAGTATGAACCATTTAAATCCAATCTTATTAATGGTAAATATTTAGGTGTACGATTTGTAATTAACGATGGTACAGCTAAAATAGAGATTAAGAAGATTGAATGTTATGTTAATAAATATAGAGAATAATGAAACGTATTAATGAACAAAGACCTAAAGCATTTATAGGTGCTGCGATTTCTGTTGGTACTAGTATTGTTAGTGGTATCATAGGTAATCGTAAGAAAAAGAAAGCTGAACAAGCTGAAAGGCTTAGACAAGAACGGCTTCAAAATCTACAAAACCATCAGGCTTTAGCTAGTGCTCAAAATGAAAGTATGATGTCAGAGGAAGATAGGACACAGTTTTTAAGCCAGTATTTATCTAAAGGAGGGGGAGTGAAAACTTCCCCTCGTAAAGGAGTGAAAGCACGTATCGTTGAAGGCGGTACGGCTATTCCTATTAAGAAAGATTCGTTTCTACTTAAAGGACGTAAACACAATACTGGCGGCATTGTTATTGATGCTGGTAAAACTGGTGTTGAAGCTGAAGGTGGAGAAGTAGTACAAGTTACTCCTAAACAACTTAAAGTGTTTAGTGCTCAACCTATTCTTAATGGTAATAGTCCTGCTGAACTAGTTCAAAAAGGTGTAGAACCTTCTAAAGTATTTAATGCTCAAGAATCATTTAAGGATAAAAATGGTCTTAATGATGATGGTACTAAAAAGAAAAGAAATATGAGAACAATAACTGGTAAGAAAAAACTAGGTGGTCTTTCTCGTAGTAAAGATTATGGTTCTGATAAGAAACCTTATCCTAGTGTTAAGTCTAAAGACTTTGCAGGTGGTGGACGTAGTTATCCTATTCCTACTAAAGCTGATGCTCGTGATGCTCTTAAATTAGCTGGACTTCATGGTCGTTCTGATGTGAGAGCTAAGGTATATAAGAAATATCCTGAATTAAAGAAATCAGCTCTTGGTTCTAAGACAAAACTATTAAAAGATAATTATAATAACTTTAGTTTAGAAAAGGATTATAGTAATAGTTCTGCTCCTAATGCTTTAACTAAAGCTAATATGAATTCTGTTAAAACTAATAGTATAGTTCCAACTAAACCTGTTGGAGCTTCTATTAGTTCTAGTACTAGTCCTTTATCTAAATCAGGAAGTTTTAAGAACTTTATGAGTGGAATTGGAGGAGAAGCAATTAGTGCAGGAATAGGAGCTTTAGGAAATATTATTAGTGGGCTTACTAATAAGAACAGTATTAATAATATTCAAGCTCCTACTAGACCTAGAACTGTTGTTCCTGCAAGAATGAGAACTACTTATAACATAAATCCTCAATTAGCAGAAAGTAGAGATTCTGAAAGAAATATTGCTAGACTTATTGATTCTAATACTTCTAGTTCTTCGGGAAAGATTGCTCGTGTTCAATCTCTTGCTAATCGAGGAGTTCTTGAACGTAATAAATTAAGAGGTATGAAAGAGAATGTTGAAACAGACCTTCTTAATCGTTCGGCTCTTAATCGTCAAGGAGTAGAAGCTGCGAATAATCAAGTGTTAAACGCTTATGATAATGCGGTTACTCAAACAGAAAACGAAAAGATTCAAGCAAGAGCTAATAATCGTACTAATGTTATTGAAGGACTTACTAGTGCAGTTAGAGATTATCAATTAGGTGTTGATAAGAGACGTTCAGAAGAAAATGCTACTGCTGCTATGATGTCTGCTAATCCTGAACAAATGGAATTGTTCTTAAAACTAATGGATAAGAATAAAAGTAGACTAGGTAATATACGAAGTACTTTATTCAGATGTGGTGGTAAGAAAAAGATTGCTTAATTATAAATACTATAACTATGCCGATAGATATTAAAACAGCAGGTTATCAAAAGAGGGAGCGGGTTGCCGCTCCTTTAGATGTTTACAATAGTACGTTAAATACTCTTCAACAGAAACATGATACTGCTATTGAAACTAGTAATCAGATTAAAACATTTCTTGCTAATAAGCAATTAAATGAAGCTGAAAATGAATGGCTCGATAACTATTCAAGAGATATTAATGCCCAAATAGAAGCTAGTGCACAAGACGGAAGTTATGCCACTGCTTTAACTGCTGCTAAAAGATTAGCAGGAGAAGTAGCTAGTAATCCAGGTCTTATTGGTCGTGAACGTTATCAACAAGAGTTTAAAAAGTTCCAAGATGAAGTTACTAATAGCAATGATTATGATGGAGATGTTAAGGCTTATACATTAGAACAAAATAAATATAATTATCAAGACCAAACAGATGAAACAGGTAAAGTAATAGGTGGTAATCAATTCCAACCTAATTATCGTCCTGTTGAACAAATAGATTATAGTGCTTTATATCAGAAAGTATTATCTACTGTTGGTGTTGATTCTAGTTCTGGCGAACAACTAGTATGGGGAGATGCAGAAGGCAATCTTAAAGACGGTCAAGGTAATATTGCTGCTGGTGATGTTCCTTATCTTAAAACAGCTAGTGGTGTTCAACAACTATCAGCAGATAAGATTCGTGCTGCATTTGAATCTGCTTTAAATGAAACTCCGGGTGCTCGTGCTTCTCTAGAACAAGACTATAAAGTAAATGTTTGGAAAGCTAATAAGGGAAATAAGAATAATCTTGTTACTAAGCCTGACGGAACTATTATGTCACAGAGAGAATTTGAAGAGAGCTTATTTGCTCCTAGATATGCTGCTTCTGCTTATCGTAGAGTTGAAAGTAGAATTAATCCTGAATTAGGATTTAATCTATTAGCTGCTGCTCGTAAAAATTCTGCTAAACCTAAGACTAGTAAAGAACCTGATTTACTTCCTTCTTTAGCTACTATTGGTGGTAAAGAAAAAGTAGAACCTGATACTCCTGCTAAAGTACAATCTCAATTAAATACTTTTAATGGTCAGTTATCTAATATGTTTTCTTCTTATGGAATATCTAAATCTCTTCCTTTAGATGAAGCATATAGTAAACTACGTTCAGGTATTGCTAATAATGTTACTTTATCCGATGCTGCTAAGAAACAATTATTAGATGAAGCTAATACTTATTATAGAGGAATAGCTAATGCTAATAATCGTTTAGATGCAATGAAAGGACATCTTACACAAGAAGAACAATATGCTTCGGAGTTCTTAGGTAAGAGATTAAGTAATGGAGATATGGCAGATACTAATAATCCTATGCAACTAGAATATGCTAATAGAATGAATAAGTTATTTACTGATTCTAAAGGCAATAGTTTCGATACAGTTCTAGTTAATCCTATTAACGATAGTAGTAAAGCCGTCATTATATCTAAACTTAGAATAGATATGGGACTGACTAGTAAAGATGTGTCATTTAGTAAAATAGGAGATAAAGAATATATTCGTATTAGTAAAGACGCTTATACTCGTTTAGCTCCTGAAATAGCAGATGTTCTTAAACTTAGTCCCGTAGGATTTACTACTGGTAATAATGCTCCTGAAAAATTTACTAGAAACGATGAAGTTTTCTATGGAAATAAAGTATATGGTAGTTTAACTACTATGGGCATTGCAGGTTTTAGAGCAATAGGACGAGGTGAAATAACTACTGCTAAGAGTACTAAAGATTCTCCTGCTTACGTATATGAAAAAGCTGCACAAATGTCTAATGCTGCAACTAAACGTATATCTAAATCATTACCGTCTACCTATGTTGACGTTAATGTATTTGATTTACCTCCTCATATAGTTGCTACTGGTCAAGGATTTGAAGATGACCAATTAAAGAACTACAATGAAAGAGTAATGAATATGATTAGTATTGCTAATCCTGGAAGTATTGTTATTAAGAAACGTAATGCCGAAGGAGTTCTTGAACCTGTTGAAGATAGTAGAGAACGTGATGCTATTATGCAAACTATTCAAGCACAAGTTAAGAAGAAAAACGTTAATAATGGCTGGTGCTCATCCTCTTCTACGGGGGAATACGGAGTATTCTTAAATATTCCTTATACTCCTAAGACTGGAAAAAATAGTGCTAAGAATCCTGATTCTGAAATGGAAGAGAGAATACAAAATGCAGTAGCTGGAGATTACATGATTACAGGTGCTATCATTAATGATGAAATAGAAAGATTCAAATCTCTACCTGCTGTTAAAGCAATGGATACTCTTAATTCTATTAAGTATAATAATGCACTTAAAAGGAATTATCGTTTATCTGATTCTGAATTTGGAGATGGAACATATTCTGCTGTTACTGATGGTGGTAGTTTTTATCAGATATTAGACGCTAATGATGAACCAGTAATTAAGATTACAGAAGGTGAGTTATTTCAACGTATGTTTCAGAATAATCAAGCTAATGCTATTCTTGCTCCTGTTAAAGAGGATATAAATCTTATTAGTGCAAGGAATGGTTCTATTGCAAATTCCCCCATAGAGGAGCAGCAAGTCATTGCTCGTCCTCTCATGCAGAAGGCTATGATTATGGCAGGTGCTACTGGTAATCTTAGAGAACTAGATATTGATACTAAGAGACAAGTATTCCAGTTCTTTAATAGAATGTATTCAGGACTTACTGGTGAATCCCCTAGTCAAGTGATACTTAATCAAATGAACGATTTAATGAACTAAGTTATGCCAAATATATTTGATGATATATCAGTAGAAAAAGCTCCACTAGACAGTGGGGCTAATTCTGTTAATATGGCTAAAGAAGCTCCTACTGTTACTAAATACAAACCTGATGTAGCTGCACAAGGCGACTTCATGTTTCGTAATCTTAGTGGTAAAGAAGTCTTTACTGGAACAGAGGAAGATTATCATTCTTTAGCTAAGTATGGTGCTGAACCTAATCGTTATCAAAGTAGAGAAGAATTAGAAACTCTTCGTGCTAAAAATCAATCAGCTTGGAAACAAGCAGGTAACGCATTAGGTCAAACTATTGGAACAGTTATAGGAGATACTGTTGGTGGTATGGGTATGTTAGTAGATTTAGCTACTGCTGGATTATGGGATGATAAACCGTTTAGTAATCCTATTACTAGAGCAGGTGATGCTATATCTGACTATGTTCGTGATGATTTATTTCCTATATATCGTGAGAATCCTGATAAAGCATTTGATATGAATGATTTTTCAGGTTGGTTCTTTAGTCAAGTTCCAAGTATTGCTAGTTCTTTATCTTTAATGGTTCCTGGCGCTCTATTAACTAAAGGAGTTGGAGCTGTTGGTAAAGGTGTTGCAGCATTAGGACGTAATAGTTCTAAAGTAAGTCGTGCAATGAATTGGGCTAAGAAAGCTACTAAATTAGATAATGTCTATCGTGCTAATAAGTTAAAACTTATCGCTAAAGATGGTATTACTGCTATTGGTATGCGTCTTGGTGAAAACTATCAAGAAGCTCGTGGAGTTGCGGAACAAATAGAAGGAGAAGCATTGTCGTTATTTACAGGAATGTCTGATGAAGAATTTCAAACTTGGTTAGATAATAATCCTGATGTTGCTAATGAAGCTAAAGAAAGAACTAAAGAAGAAGCCGCTCTTATAGTTGCAGATAAAGCAGCTATGCGAAACTTTGGATATAATGCAGGTAATGTGTTCTTTGATTATATGCAATTACGTGCAGTTAATAAAGCATTAGGTCAAGTTAATCGTGCTATTACTCCTCGTATTCGTTATTCACAAAATCAAGCTCTTGATAGAATAGCTTCTACTGGTGTTGAATCTGCTAGTCAAACTTTAGGTCAAGCGGCAAAAGGTACTATTAAAGATTTTGCAGGTAAAATAAATCGCTTTGTCAATTCTAGTGAGAATCTACTATTATCTGAATTAACAGAAGGTATTGAAGAAGCTATTAACTTTGTAGGTCAAGAAGAAGGTACTTTATACGGTCGTTATTTGTTAGGTCAAGCTGAACAATACAATGGTGCTGTATCTATGGATAGAATAGAGAAGTACTTACAGAATCCTCAACTATACAATGCTGTATTATGGGGAGTTATTGGAGGTATTACTTTCGGTGGTACTATGTCAGCTATTAATAATCGTAAAGGTGGTAATGTAGAAGAGAAACAACGTATTGCTGAAATCAATGGTCGTGAGCAAGTATTCAATGAATATGCTCGTCAGATGAAGATTATCGAAAATGGTGAGAATCCGTTTCAGATAGAACGTGATGCTAAAGGTAATCCTATTACTTATCTTGATGATGGAACTATTAGTCAAGACCCAACAATAGGTACTACTCGTTATAGTAAAGTTAGTCCCGAAGAACAAGAAGATTTACGTGCTGCTGCTAAAGAAAAGTTTACTACTACTCTTACTTTAAATGCTATTCGTTCCGGTAACTATGAATTACTCGAAGATTATATTGAAGACCCTAGACTAAAGAAAAAGCTAGTAGATGCAGGTCTTGCTGATGAAGCAGAATATGATAGAGATACTCAATCTATAAAGAAAACTATGCGTACTGTTCTTAATAGATATGTTAACTATTCTAGTGCATTGCGTAGTGCTAATATAGATGATGCCCTATTAGATGTAGCTATATCAGAAAATATAGTTAATGCACAAGAAGTTGACTTACTAAATAAACGAGTAGAAAGACTTAATACTATTCAATCTCAATTAGAGAATACTATTCCTGCTATTAATGAGATTCTTGACCCAATGGCTAAGAATCGTATGCAGTTAGGTATATTAGAGCAGTATCGTCGCGAAGCAATGTCTACTTATAATAGTCTAAAGAATAGTAATAATCCTTTGGATAAAGCACAAGCTAGTCAATACTTAGATATATCTAAGATAATAGAATCTAAAGTTAATGACTTACGTAGAGGTTTAAGTCCTATGGAAAGTTTATTCTTAGATAATGTTCGTAGTGTAGAAAATATAGCTCTTGGAATAGAAGGTAGTCAAGAACAAAACGCACTTATTAAGAAACAGATAGAAGAACTAGATGAAAATGATGTAGCTCTATTTAAACAAGCAGGTGAAGACTTTAGTCTAGGTACTCTATCTAAACAAGTTCGTGCTATTAATTCAGAATATATGGATAATATGGGACAGATACTTCTCGATGAAATTCGTAGAGATAACTATCGTTCTAATATTATTACTACTAATGAACAAGCTAAAGAGTTTGAAGATACTCGTAAGAAAGAGTTTGAAGAAGCTGCTAGGAAGTTAGTTAAGTCTGCAAAAAAGAATCTTAATGATTTCGTTAACGTTGCTACCGAAGAAGAACTTGCTAAGTTAGATAAAGCACTAGATAATGCGTTTACAGAAGAAGAATCTCAAGATACTAGTAATAAGACTTTATCTAATGCTGTTAGTATTCTATCTAATTCAGAGAATGGTAAGAAAGATATAGCATCTTTAAGAGAAGCTATTACTAAGAGAAGAAATAGTCTTGCTGCACAAAGTCAGGCACAGCAACAGAATGGGAATAATCAGCAACAAGACTCCTCTACGGGGGAAACGAGGAGCGAAGCGACGAGGCAAGAAGAACCAGCGGTTAAGCCTATTCCAAAACCTAAACCAAAGACTGCTAAAGAAAAGAAGCTAAAAGAGACATTAGATAAAGTAGTATCTAAAGCTAGTTCAGGTGTTGTAAATAAAGCTAATATTAATAACTTAGAATTTACAATAGTAAAGCCTTTTGCTAGTTTAGGAGATGTTAGTAGAAAACCAGTTAAAGTAAGTGCAATAGACGTACGTGTTAGTAAATTTGGCAATGTTAGTATTGACGGAATGGATGCTAAAGGTAATATTATTGCTGATGTTACTGTTGATGAACTAAATGCTGCCATTGCTATCGGAGATGTTACTTACGTAGATACTAGTAAATCTGATGAATCTGCTCCTGCGGATACTAACGTTCTTGAATCATCTATATCTGATAATGACTTAGAAGGTCAACGCCAACGTATAGAAGAGATAAATCTAATTATAGATTTATATAATCAAATACAAGGTAATCAGATAGAAGGTAAGACATTTACTAGTCCTAATGATATGATGGTTTATCTACAACAGTTAAATCCTAGAGCTGTTAGTTTGTATAATGATATTAAGATTCTAGCTAATCGTCAAATAGTAGATGGTAAGATAGTTAATGTTGATGAAGAGATTAAAACTCCTTCTGATATTATACAAGAAGCAAGTAAGACTTTAGATAAAGCTGTTGCAGAGAATAAACAGAATACTAAAGATAATGGTTACTTCTTTAATTTAGTTAATTTAAGTGATAGTAAGGTTTACTCTCGTATCGGTCAGTTAAAGACTAATGATACAGTAAATGTAGAACTAGATGAAAACGGTAATCTTATTGTTAAGTCTCGTGGAATTAAAATAGGCGAGTTTCCTAAGATTGGTTATAATAATGGTAATGTTGAAGTTATGAATCAAGGTTGGAGATATACTGTTAGAAACGATAGTATAGATTTCATAACTCAACTTCAATCTATTATTGCTAGTGAAGAACCTAGTGCTAAAGAATTTGTACAACTGCTTAATAATATACGTCGTTTGTATCGTGTTCGTAATAACCCTGAAGTTGAAGGAACATTCGGACATCAGCTTAATGCTCTACAAGAGAATGGTCACTGGCAGAATCTAACTAGTTTATTCGGTGATACTCAAACTAATCTATTAGATAGGATTAAACATCTTAATAATATCATATTCTTTAATAACGCTCTTAATGTTAATCAGTCTAACTTTAGTACCATTGTTAATGAATCGTTGACTAATTGGATGAATAAACTCAAGAAGTCTTATACTGACATTAATAACTTAAAGTCCTCTATTAGTAATACTAAGTCTAAGAAGAAACGTCTAGTTGTTGGTCGTACAAGTTCAGGTAGTGTTATTTATGCTAGAGATAAACAAGGTAATCCTATATATCGTAAGTTTGGAGACGTAGCTACTAGTGAAGCTACTGACGGTTATCGTCTAGTAGTAGGAGTTGACGGAGGAGTTGCCGATATTAAATCTAATAGTATTATCGCTGCTAGTCGTATTCCTAGAGGAGTAGTTGGTATGACTATTAAAGATTCAGAAGGCAGACTTATTGCAGTTACTAGTCGTGAGAATACTATGAGTAATAGTGAAACAGAAGCTACTGAATATACTAAGAGGTTTAATGAAGGATTAGATAAATTATTCCATTCATTAGTAGATGCTACTCTACAAGGTAATACTGACTTACATCAACAACTATTAGATGAAATATCTAAGTATGTAGGTAAGCAAAAAGCTCTTTATGGTTATGAAGTTGTAGGTCGTGCATTTCGTCCTCTTAATAAGATTGGAGCTACTATTTACTTTAATGTTGCTGATAGAAATGTAGCATTTGCTATACCGGGTGAAACTAAACCTAGAAGACTTATGGCTCGTATGCCTAATGGTTTTGTTCCTACTAATAATCATGGTAACTTTAGTACTATGATGGAAGGAGTATATGCTACACTTACTCGTAATGTTATTAATTCAGCTATTCGTGGTGAATCTAATTTATTTAGAATGATAGACGGTAAACTACAAGCTAAGATACCTAATATACTTCAAGATGAATGGATGGACACAGGTTACAGTAGTTATGAAGAGTTCGTAGCTAAAGACGGAGTATTAGTTACAGACTTAGGTAATGTTACTGACAGTAAAGGTAATATTATTAGTAACTTTAATTATGTAGGAGATGTATATAATCGTAATATTACTCTTATGAATCCTAGTCGTAGTGCTGGTCGTACTAACGCGGCTAACGCCGCTATTTCCCCCGTAAAGGAGCAGCAAATTGTATCTCCTGTTGCTACGCCTGACCCACTTGCTAGTCAAGATAGCACTCCTCAAGTAGGTACTCTTATGGAAGTTGCACAAGCTAATACTACTAATCCTAATCTATTATCTGTTATTTCGGCATTAGAATCTGCTGGTATTGCTCTTAATCCTGATATTGAAATAGTAGATGAAAAAGGTAGATTTGCAGGAATAGTTGCCGGTGGTAATACTATTACTCTTACTAATAGATTCGATACTCTTGAACCTGAACGTAAAGTACTTACTCTTATACATGAAGGTGTTCATTATCTACTTAATGATGAACGTGCTAATATAGAGCAATCATTTGGTGACCTATATGATAAGTTTAGTAGTTTTATTAATCAGGATTCTGCCTTAGTAAAAGAATACGGAAGATTCTTAAATAGTGATAAACCTAGAAGTGTAGCTATTGAGGAGTTTGTAGTTGAAGCTATTACTAATCGTACATTTGCTAGATTACTTGCTAGAATTAAATATGATTCTAAAACTAGTACTGAATCTAATAATCTATTTACTAAGATTGTTGATGCTTTAGTAGAGATTATAGGTAAGATTGGTAATATAGATAATACATTACTTGGTGAAGTTCGTAATCGTTTGTCTACTATTGGATTAGAAACATCTGATACAGCTAGTACTACAAGTACTGTTCACGATGATGTATTTGATAGAGCAGAAGAAGATACAGGAACTCCTACTGATGATGTTTTTGATATTCCTGATATAGACCTAGACTTAGATAGTGCTATAAGTGATAACTACCGTCAAGTCGATAATTTCGATAGTCTGATTGAGGGATTGAATAATCGACAAAAGGCTATTGTGACGCATTTGTTTGACACTGGTGAGCTTAGTTTCGTATGTAGTTAACTAAGATAAGCCTAGAGACGAAAGTCCCGTAGAAAGCCTAAGAATGAGCCATTCTAAAGCCGCCTACGGGACTTTTCTGTTTTCCCTATCTTACTATCGAGACGCTATATAAAATGCGAATTTCGGCAGAATTTTGCGGTCTACGGGCGTTCGGTAGCCTTCGGAACGTGCGGTTTCAGACTATTCGATAAATATATTTGATAGTGTTGATAATAATGCTATCTTTGGTATTGTTAGTAATTACTTAATTAATAATATAAAGTATATGAGTTGTACTCCTAGTAATCCTAAATTAGATAAGCTATTAGAGCTTACTAATAATGATGTTAGAAAGTCTACCGAATATCTTGCTACTATCGAAGATACTAGTTTTCGTGAGTGGTATCAAGAAAAGACTGGTAGAGATTTCAATGAAGAGAGTATTGATGCAAACACTGTTAATGCTATTATAGCATATAATAACAGAGAGACAATTAATACTCAAGATTATGTTCAGAACGTTCGTACTTCACGAACTGGTGTATTTGGTAATGATATAGCAAAGGAAGACCATGCTATTAATATCCTTAGTACTATTTATCTAAAGAGTCAAGGAAGTATTCGTAAAGCTCTTGCTAATAGAAAGCGTAAAGGTGAGAAAGAAGTCCTAAAGGATAAAGCTGGTAATGAGTTAAGTCCTCAAGCTGCTGTAAAGTTAACTATGATTACTTATCTTAATCGACATCTTAAAGAGAATGATAAGAAACTTACGCAAGAACAAAAAACTTATATCGGTACTATTATTCGTAATCTTTACGATGGTGGTAATTATAACCGTAATGAGTTATTTGATATTGTTATTAATTCACCCGAAGTTATTAGTCTTAGCAAAGAGTTTGGTATAGATACTAATGAGGATTATGAAACTAATGACGATGCTAAAGAAGGAAGTGAACAAGATAGTCGTCAAGAAGACCCTGAAACTATTGCTTCTCTACGTGCTGATTGGTCTGAACTAGCCGACCAACGTAAAGACATTGATAAGAATGTTAGTAAAGAAGTGAAAGAATGGTTTGCTCGTTTACCTAAAACTAATAGTAATTCTTTTATTAATGAAAAACCTGATACAGCTAGCGATACTTATTCAGGTATAGCTGAAAGTGCTGGGTTCTCTAGTTCTTTTAAAGCATTGAATAACTATGGTAACTTCTCTAGCGTTGAAGCTATGGTAGAGAGTTTTCATACTATTGCTGAAAGATTTGAAGAAGTATCTCATTTAGAATATGCCGCTCGTCTATTAGAAGATGAAGCTAATGTTCAGATAAGAAATAAGATATTTACTCAACTAAAACAATCTATTTGGGAACGTAATGAAGTAATTCAAAGTGCAGACGGTTCTAATGTAGTGACTAAGAATCGTAATACTTTCTCTAAACTTAATCTGCAAAATAAGATACTTAATAGTTTTGATTCTCTTGTTCATAATCCTTCTATTATGAATGGAGATGTTGCAGTATTAGAAGAACTTAAAAATAGATTATCCACATTAAACAATTCAGATACAAATGAAGTACAAGAAATCTCGGAAAAACTTGCGGCAATCTTTAATAAATATAACTTCGGCATCAATAGGCAGGGTGTTATTAACTACATTCGTAGCTTCGGTGATAGTAAACTTTCTAATATCACTAGTCTTGTCAACGATTTGCTAGAATTTAATAAAGTTGTAGCTAATGCGTCTAATATATTAAAGATAGATAATGAAGCACAACGTATATATTATGCAGGTGAATATAGTAAAGCTAAGAACGATGAAGAATATGTAGTAGTTCCATTTGATAAGTCTCAACTACAATATAAAGGTGGTTATGCTAATAATATAGCTAATCGTATATCTGATAGATTTAAAGATTATCAAATAGTAGATTCTGAATTTAATAGTATTAATGCAGAGAACAATCTAGTTAGTGATATTCTAAAGAATAATTATATTAGTAAGTTCTTTGAAAGAATTAATGATAATCGTTACAATGACAACCCTGCTGCTAATACTGAACTTCGTGACTATCTAGTTAAGTTTACTAATATTCCTCAATATCAGTACAGTAATATACTTATTGAGAAAACTTTATCTAACGGTAAAGTAATTCCTGGTCTGCTTCGTCTTACTGATACTGGTTACGAACTTACTGAATATTATCGTGAATTTGGTGCACAATTGTATAATGGTGTTAGTAATGAAGTTACAGGAAAGGCTAAATCTTATAAAGATATTAATGCGCTTGAATGGGATATTATTACGCTTAATGAATACGCTAATAATGGTGACAATTACGAGATGACTAAAGGAGTTAAGAAATCTAAGTTCTTTACTCAAACACCTTCTGATGCACCTAAGACTTTCGTATTTAATAGTTATAAACTAGATATTAATGATTTATTCATTAGACAAGATACAAATAGTGATATAATATTTAATCAATCTTCATCTGAAGATTATAATGAAAGAACTAATATCAATGCTAATGCAGATGTAACAATAGCTTTTGCTATGGATTTTACAACTGCCGGAGAAAGAGTTACAAAAAAGTATGTAGAAAATAATAATAAACTGTATATTCCTATTGATATGAAAAACTTAAAAGGAGTTACAGTAGAAGAGATAGCAAATAAGATTGTAAATGATATAAATAAAAAATATAATAGTTTATCTAAAAGAGATATAAGTATAAATATTGCAGGTAATGGAATATATACTTTTGAAAAATATAATATAAATCAAAATAGAATAGATTCTTTCATTTATAATGTTCTTAGAAATGTTGTAAACAACCCTAAATTAAATGTAAAAGTAAATCTAATAAGAAGTGGGGGACAAACAGGTGCAGATGAATCTGGTGCTAAAGCAGGTAAACAACTAGGAATAAAAACCATAGTATTAGCTCCAAAAGGTTATCGTTTTAGAAGAAGTGATAATAAAGATATATTTTCAGAAAGTGAATTTAAATCTCGTTTTGGAGAATATCAAACAAGTTCTTCTATATCTATAAATCGTACTCATCCTATCTATGTAGCTTATGCTAACATCTATGCTAAAGAACTAGCAGAAATGGCGCAAGCTATTAACTTCTTATTTGAGACAACTGTTGAGAATGGAGTAGTAACTATCGTATCTGATGAGAACGGTAAACCTAAGATAAAAGAAGAGTTTAAAGATTTACGTAAATCAGAAGCTAGACTTAATTATCATTATCGTAAAAGTATTCTTGATAGAAATGGCAATCCTACTGGTAATGTATTTAAGTTTAGAAGTTTACTTATTGATAAAGTCAATAAGATTGACAACTATAAATATAGTAGTAGTGAAATAGCCAAAAGAGTAGATATGAACTGGTTATTCGAGGGAGGCAATGTATTCTCACTCCTTTACGGGGGAAAGAATAGTGAAATATCGCTAATACAAGATGAGAACGGAGAGTACAATATTAGACTTACTGGTGGACTTCGTAATTCTGTATATAATTATATAGATAATTATATTGATTATAGAATACAAGAAGCTGTTGCTAAATATAGTTCTAATAAAGAATTTGTAGATAGATATAAGAACGCTAGTCAAGAATCATTTAATGCTTTTATTGCAGAAATGGTACTTAACTATGAGATTCAATATAACAATCTTAATGATATGTTCTTTGGAGATGAAGCATATTATAAAGATTCTCGTGATACAATTAAACGTAATAAAGAATATCAAGCCGGAGGATTAGCTTATGCAGGTTATGACTTATACAATGTACAGAAGCATTTGGGAGATATAACAGTAACTCCTAATAAGACTATTAGTATAGATAGTAGTTTCAAATATATTACTCTTGAAGATGTTCAAAGTAGCGGTAAAGTTCTCGATGATTTAAAGAAGCAATTAGATATAGCTAATGTATCTAAAGAGACTAGAGCTTTTATACTTAAACAGTTCTCTAAAGATAAGTCAGAAGTAACAGATGCTCAATCGTTTATTACTCTTGATGAATTTGTTCGTAGAATGTATCTACGTGGAGAATATGATAGTTATAAAGATTTAATCGAAGCTCTTTATGACGAAACTAAGCCTATTGACAATGTTAAGTTAGGAGAATTATCTAAGAAGATACAAGTTCAGAAGAACTTCTATTATGATTTAGAAATAGATAATGATGCTAAGTTAGCTAATCCTATTCAGATTAAAAATGCAGAGTTCGTACTTATACCTAGATTCTTAGGCAATAGTGAACTTGCTGCTTTAGCTAAATATATGACTGATAATAATATAGGTCAGGTTAACTTTACTACTACTGAAAAAGCTACTACTAATAGAGTACTAGAGTTTTGGGATTCTCATGGGAAATTCCCCTCTAAAGAGAGGTTGAAACAGTTTAACTTGGATATTCAAACTAAGTATAAAACTGGTTGGTATTCTAATCTTTATACTCAGCAAGATATTCCTCAACATATGGATGGTGAGAATAAGGCAGGATTGCAGATTGTTAAGAAACTAATAGATAATATTGGTAATACTCCCGAAGGTCAATCTCTTATTAAAGATTTCTTTGATAACTTTACTGCTAATATTCAAGATAGTTTTAAAGATGCTGCTTCTCGTATTGGTGTAGAGATTGATGCTAAAGGTAATGTAATATATGAAGGTAATCAAGCTAAGATAGATAATAATCAGTTTATATCTCTTATTAAGGATGAGTTAACTCGTAGAGGATTAGACAGTAATTATCGTAAGTATGCTGAAATAAATCCTGAAACTGGATTGCCTTATATGCCTGCTTGGACTAATCTAGTTCGTAGTAAGATAGAAAATATTGTAAATAGTATATTTACTAATCGTGTTACTCGACAAGTACTTCCAGGATTTCATGCTAGTCAAGTTTCAGATATTGGTATGACCAAACTATCAGGTCGTAGTGATTTAAGAGATTTGATGCAATCTAGAGTAGAAGAGAAACACGGTTATTCTCTTGGTCGTAAACTAACGTATCATAAAGACGGTAGTCAGATAGTAGAGATACTGTTACCTAAATGGATGGTAAAGGCTTATAATACTTATGATGCAGAAGGTAATCTAATTAAAGAAGTTACTCTTGAAGATTTACAATCTGCTGGACTCGATACTATGATTGGTTATCGTATTCCAACAGAAGGTAAACAATCAGTAGCAGTAATGAAAGTTGTAGGTTTATTAGATGAATCTCAAGGTTCTACTATTGTTGTTCCTGATGAATGGGTATTACAAACTGGTGCTGACTTTGATATTGATAGTATCTATGGTATTTATCATACTGCTACATTTGATAAGGATGGTAAACCACAGAAAGTTGAATATATAGAAGGAGAAGATGATGCAGCAGTAGATAGAAGATATAATAACTATCTATTTAATAATCTAAGTAAAGAGAATATTCAGGATGCTAGAGATATTGCAATAGATTTAAGTCAAGAAGGACTTAGTTATGCAGAAGCCTATGAATCAGCTATTGCTAAATATGCTGAACAAGGTGGACTTTATTCTAAAGAAGAATTTAGTAAGTTAACAGTAGCTCAACAGAATACTCGTGACGCTCGTAACAATAAAATAGTAGATACATTTATTAATATAATGAATCTACCAGTATCTATTGGTGAGAACTTATCTTCTAGTAACTTTGAGGATATTAAAACCGCAAAAGCTAATATCTTTGAAGGTTTATCAGAGACTTATCGTAATATTAATTCAGTAATTGCTCAAAATTGGTATCGTGATGCTAATATGTCCGGTGCGCGTCTTAAAGCTATTTCTGTTAATCGTGACAACTTCGCCTCTATTAGTAACAAAGCTAAAACTATTGTTGACGGTGCACACGGTGGTTTTAGGTTTACTTATACATATAGCACAGAGAAAGAAGCAAAAGACGCACAAAGTAAACTAAGAAAACGTTTTAGAGATGTAACTAGAAAAGGTAAAGAAGTAACAGTAGACCATAATCAATTAGGTTGGAGTTATGATAATCTTAATATAGATAATCGTTTGATTACCCCTTATTCTTCTGAAACTACTGCTCTTATTCTTGACGGTGTAAAAGAAGGTGGTGTTCCTAACGTAGACTTGTATACTTTTGATGTATATAAATCTATTGTAGATTGTGGTGCTAATTATGAAACATCTATTCTATTTATTAATCAACCAGTAATAACTGAACTTATTGCTAGACAAAATGCTAACGATAATGTATTTGGAGAAACTGGATTTAATCCTCTTATTGGATTAAGACGAGATATGTATATAAGATTAGCTAGAACTGTTGGTATTCCAGCTAATAGTATTACTAAAAAGACTCGTCTTAAAGATGTTAAGAAAATGCTTGAGAGCAGAGGAATAGAGATTAATGAAGATGAGCTTCTTGAAGAAGGAATAAAAGTAACTGAATTAAGAGAACATCTTAAAGATGATGTAGAAAGTACTAGTTATAATAATACTGATAATCTTATATATCAAATTAAAGCGTTAAGAGCATTTGAATATTTCAAAGAGATAGGCGACCAAATCAATTCTAATATGATGGTTATCACTAGTGATAAGTTTGGTGCTGGTAAATCTGCTAATGAAATAGATAATGTTATTAATCGTATTACTGATATTAAGAATAGTAATATTACTCGTGGTAAAAAGGGAGAACCTGTTCTTAAAGCAGTTACAGAAGAAGGTAACAAGTATCTAATAGATGCTATTTATCCTAAGACTAATTTCAATACTATTAATGATATTAATCAGGATAAACTAGAATCTGCATATCCTTCTTTATATTATCAGTTAAAGTATAGTTGTATAGCTACTGAAAAGATTATTCGTGATAGTGAGATATTCAAAACTCAAACACCGCAATTCCGTGAATTAGTTAGTAAGTTTGGTATTCGTAATCTTCAAACTATTCAGCAGTTAGAGAGTTTCATTATTAATATGAGCCAAGCACAGTCTAACTTTGTTAATACTAACAGATTCATAACTAGAAGTGATAACGAGTTTATACCTAGCTATAATCTAAATCTTATTAGTAGTCAACAAGATACTCGTGCTAGATTATATGGATATACTGGTATAGTAGGTAGTTTCGATATGTCTGATATGTCTGAAAAGAATGTAGAAGCATTTATGAAACTATCTCCTGCTAATAAAGTAGCATTAATTCAAAGATATACTTCTGACAATAATCTATTTAAGAACTTAAACGTCGAATATAGAGGACTTCGTAATAGTTATGATAGAATCTCTATTGTTGATAGTACTATATCTACTGAATCTCAATATCAGATGTTCCGTAATGCTTGGCATAGTAATAATCCATTTATTAAACTTGCTGCTATGGACTTAGTAAGATACTCTATGGTAGTAGAAGGTTATAAATTTAAAGGTGGAACAATTAGTAAGATTATTCCTGTTGAACTTTTATATGGACAAGATACTGGTATTGATTCTAATAATGGAGTTTCTTCAGCTACTAATATTATTAATGATTCAGATAGGGCTATTAATAGCATGATTCAATATGGTAGTGAGATAGGAACTTATGAAAGAGCTAGCAATGATGCGGCTACTATTGAGAAGTTACGTGACTTATTCTTTAGAACTAATCCTAATAATCCTGATGTACTTACATTCGAGAATAAGAAATATAAAGAATCTAATAAGATAACTTTTAATAGACTTGGTGTAGGTATTCTTAGTTTTAAAGAAGCACAAGAACGTGGAATGATTACTGGTAGTGAAGATAATCGTAGATATCGTCATTATGCTAAAACTAATGATAATAACAAAACTCTACGGTTATATAAACTAGTATATTATAATGATACTGTTTATATGCTACCTACTAATCCATTAGAACAAAACGAAATTGGAGAAGTAAGCGTTAATCCTGATAATAATAGAATGTTTCTTCCATTAGATATACTAGAAGATGTTTCTATTAATCAGTATGATGCTGCATTTATTAGTTCTGTAAATATAGGTATTACTTCTGATACTCGTAAGTTTATGGTTCTTCCTACTGTATTTGAAAAGGGAGCTGATACATTAATTGAAGAAGTATTTCCTAATAGTACTGTCTTGACTTCCCCCATAAAGGAGCAGCAAATTGATACTTCTCGCAAGTATATTGTGGCAATTATTGATAACAATGCTTTATTGGAAACTATTGAATCTCTTGATGCTGCTGGTGTTCATGATTATGTTGTTGCTGCTCCTAATATGAATTATAATAATATTCGTAGGATTATTAATGAACGTAATAATTCCGATATTGCAGCTAGGAGATTACAAGCAGCTATGACTAAATTAGATGCTAATGAAGTTCAACTTAGAAAGAAGAAATCAGATAATTCTGAATCTCCTTATTATGCTCAACTTAAAGCTAGCATTAATCAAACTATTAATGATGTTAATGTTAATGGTATTGGATTTGTTCCTGTTTTACAAACAGTAATAGATAATACTGGTTTTAGACCTAATGGATATTTCAGATATGAAAAAGAAGGCAATGTTTATATCGTTACTAACTTAGGACGTATAACTACTAAGTCAGTTAATCTTGCTCCTGATTATTCATATAGTAAAAAGACTGTTATTAATAGTGTATCTCAATTAGAATTTCCTAGACGTAATGCTTTAACTCAAGTAGTTAAAGAAAATGCTAGATTAGATAAGTTCGCTAATAATAATATTATTAGAGTTCAGACAGAAGAGAACTTTATTAATGAAGATGTACTTGAATCAGCATTAGTAGATAATGATAGAGAAATTAACGAATATATTTCTCGTGTAATTGAAAGTGTTGAGAGAAGTAATGCTAACGTTGAAGAAGCAGCTCTTAATGACGCTTTCCGTTCATTTGCTGCTATTGATTTACGTTCTAATACAGCTACTAAGTTAAACGATAACTTACGTGAGCAAGCATTGAAAATTATTAATGGTTATACTAATAGACGTATTGATGATTTCTTATTTGATATTCATAATTTCTATACTACTTATGTTACTAATCCTGATGGTACTTATAAACTAGACGAAAATGGTAATAAGATAGTAATGGAGAAATGGGGTATAACTAATAAGAAGTTATTCGACCGTATGTTAGAAGATGAAACATTACGTACTCGTTATGAAATGTTCCTAGATGACATTAATAGATTTGTAGAAGATTATTCTATTATTGAAGCTATTCAACCTTATGATATTGATGAAGCTCATAGTGTAAGTGAGACAGAAGAAGAAATAGAAGGTCTACGTAGAACTAACGATATGCTTAAACAAATTAAAGATAAGTTTAAACGTATTAAAGACTTAGATAATGTAGTTAAACGTAGTACTAAGATGTACTTTGATAGTTATATTACTAGTCTTTCTAGTGACCCTCGTGTTCAATCTAATATGCTTAGTATTACAGAAGCATTTGAAGATGAGAACTTCTTCCAGTTTTGGTTAGCCGATAGTCAAGAGACACATATTCCAATAGTTCAGATAGTTCTAAAACAAATGATGAATCAGTTAAGAGCTAGTGAGATTAGTGCTCGTGATAAAAAGATAGCCTTTACTACCGCTATTTCAACGATTATCGAAGACGCAAAAAACAACGGTATAAACGTGTCTCTGAACGATATTTTGGACGAAAATGGCAACCTTTTGCTGCCGTATAATGAATCGTTCACCGACAAATTAAGGTCGCTAAAAGAGGCTGTAAAGCTGGCTCAAATCGACGACCCGAATGGTCGGGACGGTCTTATATATAAGAAAGCTAAAGACGAATTAGAGAAGTTCTTAATAGATAATGTAGAACGTGAGTACAATAAAGAGTTCTATCAAGACTACTATGATATGAACCAAATACTTAATAAATATCCTCAAACTTATGTTAAGTTAATGAAGATATTACATGAGGAAGGAGATATATTAAGTACGATGATTGATGATGATTATAGTACTCTTACTGTTCAAAACGCAAGAAGACTTGAAGAGCTTAGACATGAGTTAGCAGAAATGCGAGCTACTATTGATATGGACGGTAATTATAAAGAGAATTATCAAGAAGCTAATGCTGTTAATAATTACTTATCACGTAGACGTCAGTTAAATAATAAGTATAAAGAAAGTAAACCTAAAGATGCTTTTACTATTCGTTATAAACAAGCTATTGAAGGTTTACAATATCCTGAAACTTCTGAAACTTATAGAGAATCAGTAGAATGGTTAAAAGCTAATACTGATTATAAGTTAAAAGGAGAGTTCTTAGATGAACTAAAGAAAGCTTATATGGATACTCGTCTAGGTAATCCTTTCGATAGTTTCGTTCGTACTATGGCTTATGGTAAGTATGATTCAGAAGGCGTTATTGACGGTACTAAGTTTACAGATGTTCAAATAGCTAATCTAAAGAAACATCAGGAACAAATGTTTGCTGCTGCCGTTGGTCGTGTTAAGCCAAATGAACAGAAAGCTCAAGAATGGTTAGATAACCATGTTAGTTATATCAATACTGTTTATTATGAAGCTATGTATGTAGCTATGAATAAGATGGGTAAAGAAGTATTTGATAAATGGTATATTGATAATCATGTTGTTAATCCTATTACTAAAGAATATGAACCGTTGCCTATTTGGAGACAAATGGTAGTTAAGGATGAAGCTAACAACATGGAATATAGTGCTAAATACAAATGGTTAGAAACTAAAGTTAAAGAGAAGTATAAGAATCCTAACTACGATGAAGTTAAATTACAACCTTCTACTAATAAATATCGTAATGATAAGTATTATGGAATGAATAATTATCAGCAACAATTGTATAATGAAGTAGATTCTCTTCTTAATGAACTTGTTAAAGATAAACGTAGTCGTGCTTATATTAATCGTGGTTATTTACCTAATCAAGCTATTGAACAACCTAGTCAAGGTTTTGCTGACTATTGGCAAGACTTTAAACGTAGTCATGGTTGGTATGATACTCCTAATAAGTCTGATATAGAACTTAATCTATATAAGAGATTTAGTAATGCTCCTATGCTTCATAGTTTATCGGAAGTTAAGTTACTTCCTATTCGCGAACAACAAGAAGGAGAAACTAAAGAAGAATATCTAACTTATGTTCGTGAAACTCAAGCTAAGAATAATGAGTTGCGTAAACAAAGAGCACAGGAGAATGCAGAACGTAATAATCCAAATGTTCTTGAAAGACTTAATTCATTTATAGATAGTATGTATAACTTTAATACTCGTAATGATATAACTAGATTAGCTAAGATTACTAGTAATCAATTACGTAATATGGATATTATTAAGAGAAATCCTAATGATAAACTTATGGATAATAGATTGCTTAGTAGAATTACTGGTAAACAAGAAATACGTACTACTAAGAGTGATGATTCTAATATAGTTAAACACTTTGAAAATCAAGTTCGTAAGTTAGTATTTAATGAATTTGAAATGGACGAAGGTACTCGTTCTAAAGTATCTCGTGTTATGCGTAATATGGTATCTAGTAAGTTTATGATGTTAAATATTACTGGTGGTATTGCTAACATACTATATGGTAAGACACAGATACAAATGGAGATGGCTGCCGGACAATTCTTTAAATATAAAGACTTCCGTAAAGGTGAAAACGAATGGATGCAGAATATAGGTAGTTATCTAGCAGATGCTTATAATGAAACTACTAATAACGAAACCAATGCTGTTATTAGATTATTCAATGTTATTGAATCCGATATGGTAACGGAACGTTATGGTAAAGGTAATAATCCGATGGGTAAACTAGAGAATCTATTATTTATCCAACAGACAGCAGGTGAACATTATATGCAGAACGCTACATTATTAGCTATGCTTCATTCTCATAGAGTAGTCAATGTTAATGGCAAGAATAAGATAATGTCATTTGAACAATATGCTATGAATCTTAGAGAAGAAGCATTACTTAAAGTTCTTCGTAAGAATAATCCCGAACTAGTTTCTAAGTATGAAACCTTTAAAGATAAAGTACTTGAATCTTACATTGAGAAAGAACGTTATGTTAAGTTTAAAGCTGATATAATAACTGATTTCTTACGTTCGATTCCTAAAGAACTAAGGCAAGAGTTTAAAACTACTTATAAAGAAGACACTAAAGAAGAACGAATTAAGTTTGAACAACATCCTTCATTTAGAGAAAGTCTTATATTGAAGAATGGTGTTGCTACTCTAAAGAAAGATAGCGGTCTTACTAATGATGATATTGCAGCTTTCCGTAATAAGGTTATATCAGTTAATCATCAGATACATGGTATCTATGATAAGATTGGTGCTAATCAGCTACAACAATCATGGTGGGGAGCTTTACTAATGCAATTCCATAAACACTTAGTTCCTGGTTATCAAAAGCGTTTTGGTTATCGTTTAGGTCACTTTGATGGTATATATAATGAAACTAGAGAATCTATTAGTAAAGGTACTTATGTTAGTCTAGGTGAATTTATAGCAATGCCGTTCAAGAAGTATTATGAATTAAATAATAGTAATGAACTTCAAGCAGTTCGTACTCTTCAAGGTATTGCTAAAGGTTATGCAGATTTTGTAGCTAATCTTACTACTTATTATAATATTCTTCCTGAATATGATAAAGCTAATATTCGTAGATGTTTAGGTGAATGGATAGCTATTACTAAAGCAGTAGCATTATTTGTAGTTGGTAAACTAATGCTTGATGACGATGATGATTCTACACAAGTAGCTGACTATATCTTATATAGTGCTGACCGTCTAATGTCTGAAACTATTCAATATACTCCGTGGGGATTAGCAAATGAAGGTAAGAAACTATATAGTCAACCAGTAGCTGCATTAAGTATTGCATCTGATAATCTTAAATTACTGGAAGCCTGTTGTAGTTATATTATTACTGGTAATCCTGATGATTTATATTATAATTCAGGTACTTATTCAGGTGAGAATAAACTTAAAGTTAATATAATGAAACAGATACCATTAGTTAATCAAATTATAAAACATCAAAGACTTGGTGCTAATAATAGTTACTATAAAGTACGTAGTAGCCCATTTAGTGGTCTAGGTCAAGTTGTTGCTAATATGATTACTGATGAAGATGAAGAATAACTAACTACTTAATATTACAACTCATAGGAAAGTCGGATTACTTGTGAAAGTAGTCCGACTTATTGTTTATATCAAAATAATTGCTACCTTTGCAGTGAACAAGTACCTACCGTCTCGGACTGTTGTACGGGATTCAGCATCCGCTGTCTGACTAACTAGATTAGTTGCGTGTAGTGTGGAGAGCTAGGGAACTCGATTAGTCTTAGTACTTATAAGTACTATTTCATTTAGGCAGTGTCTCCGCCCTAGTGCAAAACCTCGGACGATAAATAGAAACAAAGCTACAAGGATTAGTAGAATGATTGTCAATAGCGATTGATTTAGCTTCACTACCCGAAAAAGAGCCGAATACTATTTACTCCGTCTATGACCTTACTATATCCAAAAAGTTCCCAAATGTTCTATCTAACGAAGAACATCTTCCCGAACACTATCCCCAGTGCCGCTAGTATTATTGTTTGGAATACTATTATCAATATTAACTTCACTATATCCCGCTCGCCTATCGGCTCGCTTTCTTCCCCCATAAAGGAGCAGGTTTGCTGATAATTCCACTCCTTTATGGGGGATTTAGCGAGCTTGCGAGCGTAGGTAAGTCCAGCAATACAATTATCCCTAGTACGTTGGTTTTATCCAAGTACAGTTTAAAAAAAAGAACTATCAACAGTATTGCTACTATTAATAGTTCTAAGTTCATTTACTTTCTTTAATATCTTTCTTTGCTCTTGCATATCCTTTGATATAACCTTCAACAAAGCGATTAGTACATAATCTTCTCATATCTAAAGAACAAGGATTATAATCACACTTTCCACAATGTCTACTTAATCCGTCTGATTGATATGCTTTTACTTTAACACTTACTTTTCTTACCATAATATAAAAAGAGTACTAGTATTTCTACCAGTACTCATAATGTATAACTAAAATGATTATTACTTATTCGTTCTTATACTTCTTCTCTACTTCTTGTAGTTTCAGATAGATATTATTACGAGTTTTAAGTTTAGGAAGTGATGCAACACATCTCATAGCTCTACGAATTTGACTGCGCATAAACTTATTCTGCGATTTCATTATTTTCTTCTTTTTCAGGTTTAACATAAGGATTCCAAGTATTCATGAACTGATTAAGTTCAACTACGGTTTTCTCTCCATCATATTCATTATCAGTAGTTTCTTCAAGAATTACATGAAGAGTATTACCGCCATTTTTATCTTGCATACGACATAAAGAATAGCATTGATAAACCTTATTAGGATTTCTAGGATTAACTACTTTAGAACAGTTATTCCAAGTATCAATAGATAATAAACCTTTTATTTTCAGCATGATTATTCATTTTCTTTAGGTTTAACATTAATACCGTATTTAGCCCATTGAAGAACAAAACCAAGATGTGCCCAAAGGTCATCAACAACTTCTTCCATAGCATATTGTTTGCCAAGTTCCTCACTATAATTCTTTGGGTCAACACAAGAAGAATGATGAACCATATTGAAACCACTACGAGTATGAGCATTAACAACAGTAGTCTTTTCTCCTATTGTTGTAACATCTACATTTGTGATAAAGTTCTCAACATCTTCTTTTAGAATCTTAGTACCGTCATTATTCTTTGAAAGAGGATAATAAGCAGCATCAGCTACATCTTTTGGTGACCAACTTTTATATTCGTCAGGATAGGTTACTTCATAACCCATATCATCAGGATAAGACTTACCAATTTTATAACCAGTTTGAAGCACCATACTAGCACGCATTGGTTGAAGTTCGACTATTTTAATTCCAATTGCTTTCATAATTTAATTGTTTATTGTTTAAAATTAATAATTAGTTTATTTTCCAGTACTACCAAATCCTTCTGTACCTCTTTTAGTAGTTCCTAGTTCTTCGAGAGTTTCAACTTCATCCCAAGTGATCTTTTCACGACGACGAACAAGAAGTTGACAAACACGGTCACCTTCTTTATAAGGACATCCTTCTTTCTCAATTAACTTATTAAACTCTTGTCTTGCACATGTAATAGAATTATAAGCATTTTCGTGTTTAACACGTGTAACAATATCGTTAAAAGCATTACCAAAAGTACTAATAATTCTAATTAATTGACGAGAAGTACGATTCTTGAAAATAACAAGAAGTTCTCCTCTATAACCCCAATCAAGAGTACCAGGACTATTAGGCATATAAAAATCTGTTTTAGTATTGCTACTACGTGGGCGAAGTTCCATTTCATATTCATCAGAAAGAGCAAAATGTAATCCTGTATGAATAATAAATCTATCTTTGTCTGCATCATATTCTATACTCTTAGCATAGACATCACAACAGGCATCGCCTTCTTTACCATAAGTAGGTAATGGAACAGATTTATCTTCACGCCAAACTTTAATATTAACATTATCAATGTCTTGTTCTAGTTTTTGATGAAGTTCATCTTGTGTTAATAAACCAGTATTAAACTCAATAATAGCATTAGCTATTGCTTTACTTAATTTACTCATTATAATTATTGTTTTTAAATTTATGATAAGGACAATCAGTAGGACTACTAGGTTTGTAATAACTAATATATGACATTTTTTCATTATCACAAACATATACCTTATTTCTATATAAAGTAATTTTCTTTCTACTAGATAAATAAGCACAGTTACCACAAGTTCTTACTTTATTCTTCTTTTCCATATAGACACTTTAATAAATGAACAAACCTGATTATAAATATTACAAATAGAACATGACCTAATATTGGAATAAAGAATAAAACACAATTAAGAGTAACTGTACTTATTACTTCATCATCTAGTCTTTCCTTAGTAATCTTTAGTGCTATTGCAGTTATTACAAACTGAATAAAACATTCAATAACAGGGATATCTAATAAGATTGTTTTTAATACGGTTTCTAACTCCATTCTTTACCACAGTTAATACATTTAAAAGCAATTGGGTCATTTTCCTCTTCCCGTGGAACTTCTTCTAGTCTAGCACCACAATTAGGACAACGTGGAACAGTAAATAGCCCAATTAGTTTTTCAATAAAAGTTCTTATTCCCATACATTAGCTAGAGCATAATTAAGAGCTTTAAGACTAGTATTATAGTCTCCCTCGAACACAGTATTCTTGAGACGAAGTTCATCAGTCTTATATTCTTTAACATTAGAGAAATAACCAGTAACAGCATTATAAGCACCGTAAGCTGTACCGGCTAACTGTCTTTGACCTACACCGTCTTGATAATATTCAAAAGCATCGCAAAGAACATTTAGTTTTTGCATAGATATTTCAGCAGCTTCATAAGCAGAATTATCTCTACGGAATAGACCATTATACAAAGCTAATTCATCTACTCTTTCAAATTCTTCCCCCGTAAGGAAAGTTGCAGAGAGATACTTCTTTACTTCTTCATCTGTTACTTTAGTCTTATATAGAACTTGATACATCTCTTCTTCTTCTTGTATTTTACGTTCAGTAAGACCAAGTATTTCAGGAACACTAAGTATCTTAACATTAACGCCTTTATTATGTCTGAAAGATATATAACTTTCAGCAGATATTCTAGCTGCATGAAGAGCGTTCATACAAATAACTCTTACAGGAGTAATCATCATTTGTACAGCACTACCACCATCATGGCTATTAGTAAAAACAAAATAATGTTGGATAGTATCATTCTTACCACCAATATTAATTTCTTTATCAAATGTAGCTGACATGAATATCTTTTGTCCGAAACCAAAGTATCCTGCACGGTCTAGTTTTACTCTACCATCAAGAGCATCATCGAAGAAACCAAAAGCCATTTGATTCTGTACTACTTCATAACGAGACTTTACTTTCCCAAGAGGAATATTAGTATCAGTACGATAAGTTGCAAACTCACCGGGAACATCAACAAATTCAAATCCATTAACTACATTAGGAAATATAGAACCATCGCGACTAGCACCATTATCATGTGCTGGCATCTTAGCAGATAATTGACATTTAGCAACTGTATAATCGAGTTTAGCTTTTACAATAGCTTCTTCTGTTGTTTTACAATCACTAACATCTACTCCAATTTTTCCTCTCCAAGCAATTCCACGAGCTTTGTACTTAATTCTATAATCTGAATCTCTAAAATTAAATTGCATATCTAACTTTTTAATAAAGGTTTTCTTTTATTGAATCAATGGCTTGTTTACGATTACAACCATAAGTATTCATAATTCTCTCGATAAGTTCTTCTACCCAATCTTCTACTTCAAACATATTATTTAATTATTAATGATGTATTAGGTACTTGTTTAGCAATAGTAAGGTCAGCATTTAAATCCAAATTAGCTGCAACAGCTGATTTACTAGTAGAAGATTTAAATTCTACCTTATGAGGATTCTGTCCAATCCATTGAGCAAGATTGAAATTAGTAGCATTTGCTAGTTCTGATAAACGTATATTAATAGTTATTTCAGTATTAATAGCAAATATATCATCAGTAGTTACGTCTAAAAAAGAAGATTGTTCGGCTTCCGACTCCTTTATGGGGGAAATTTCCGCTTTCATGTGAGCACTGATAATACGAGCAAGATACTCAATACTAAGACTTTCTTTAATTTCAGTACTTGCTAGATATTCAGTAACAATATCCATGAATTGACGGATAATATCAGAGATACGAATATCGTCTAATACAGTAATGGTACTATTACGAGAATAAATCTTATAAGTACTACCTTCAATTACTTTGTTACCGGATTTACCAGTAGAACCAAACATAAGAACGGCTTCAAGAACAGCATCTTTAAGACGTCTAAGAGTATTATCTCTTGTTTTCTTAATCTGATTAACACGAGCAACTTCGTCACTACATTCTTTAACGTCACATTGATAACGTTTAATTACTTGAAGATAATCAGCAATCTTATCTTTAAGATTATCTTCGGTAATACCTAGTTTTGCAACAAGTTCATCTGTTGCTTCACCTTCTTCGAGTTGCAAGATAATATCCTGCAACTCGGCTTTAATACTAAATAAATTACTTCCCATTATATCTTGATTTAAAATAAGGTTTATCTTTAGTAGAATAACACATATAACTAATAGGACAATCCATAGTTCCCCACCTTTCACAATCAGAACATTTAGGAGGACTATCCTTTTTAATTAGTTTTAATAGTCTATTTACTAACTTCTTTAGAACTTTCATTTTCAAATACGTTTATCGGATATTTACTTTTAATTTCAAGAACAGTTCCTTCAACGATAGTATCTCCTCTTTTAATAGCTCTAATACGAACTTTCCTATGATATGCAGCTTCTTTAAGATTACTTCCAAATTGATTAATTAATCTTTTATTTTTATAAATAGCTACATAAAGACCCACTTGATATTGTTGAGTAACTATCCCAACTTTACCAAGTTTTTTATCATTTATTACTGTTATCATATTCTTCTTTGATTAATCTATTCTGTTCAGATATAGCTTTCATAATAAGTTCACGAGAATCCCAAAGAGCTTCCGAACCAACACTTAGATAATAATGTTCTAATACTTCATCATTAGACATATTTTGAAAATCTACAAGATGAGGAGTATTCTTAATAACATCATCAAACTTATTAGTAATACTATTTAGAAGAGAATAAAGTTTATCACGAATAATAATATTGTTAGTATTATTTTGTCTAATTCTAGCAATAAGAGCAGGTATTATTTCACCGTTTTGCATTATCTAATGATTTAATATATTCCATAGCTTCTTCACGAGAATAACATAGTTTATCTAACTTAATACTACGTTCCCACCCATTACCGTTATTAGTAATAACGGTCACACCATACGTACCTTTAAAGGTAATACCATTAATCTCTCTATTATAAAGTCCATGTTGATTATCTTTTTCGGAACAACTAAGTTCGATAATATGATTTCCAACAGTATGATAACTATCAACAATAGGAGTAAACACATTAGTTCCTTTAATGACACTTTGAAAGATTTTAGCTCTATCCATACTATTTGCTTAATAATTCGTCAAGATAAGAATCTAAATTTTCAATAATCATATCCAGACAATCTAATTGTTTCTTAAATAACATCAGATTAAAGTTACCAATATAATTATCTGTTCTACGAGTATAAGAAAGTCGACAATCTTCGTAATTGCTATTAGCTTCTATACGAGTATTTTTTAACTGATTAATAAGATTAATAAGAATGAATACTTGTCTCTTCTTATCTTTCTTACTTATTTCAGCTATAATATCTGAAACACTTTTTATTTCATTTTCCATACTTACTTCCTGTTTGGTTTCTACACCATTCAATATTAGTATAATGATTGTTAGCACTGTTACCGTCTTTATATCTAACGTATTTATATACATTAGGCTTAGGATTAGTAACAAATGCTTGAGCAACGAGAGTAGCTATAAATAGCTTGGCACTATTACCATTGTGAAACAATGTAACATGAGGTCGTTCACAATCTTTACCACGATACCATTTAAGATAACGCTTACGATTGTCAGACCAAACTCTTCCGTCTTCTCCTATACAATAGTTAGGAAAATTAGGAATAGTAGCGAATCTAACTGAATTTTTAACTTCTTCCATACTTTCTATTTAAATAACGTGCACGTTGTTTAGCTTCTTCATAAGAATACACTTTCCTACGCTTAGCAAGATGGGCAAACAAATCAAGAGGAGCATAAACACCAGCAGTCCTTTTAATCTTGCCATCAAGATAATTGTCGATTTTCTTAGATAGTTCTTCACGGGTTATTACGATATATATGAATCTAATATTGTTTCTATATACAACATTATCATCAGGTTGTTTAACTACTATATATTTAGCTTTTATTTGCTTTTTCTCCATTATCGGTTTTACAAATATAATCAATCTTATTATCAGAGCAAAGAAAATCTTACTGTTTTTCAGCATACCAAGAGAACGATTCTAAAGCTCACTGTTGAACGCAAGGCAAAAATGGTATAGTTGTTCAGGTAAGTATATTAAATCGTACAGACGTAAGAAATCGGGCATTCTCGTTTGAATCCCCCATAAAGAAGTGTCTCGTCTGTACATCTTTGGCAGTCCTTTTTGAGTATAAGCTAACGAACTATCTCACAACCAAGACATACAGTAGAAACACTATCTTTATAGGGGAACAACAAAAAGCCCTACCGCTAATCTCTCGACTAACAATAGGGCAAGGTATCAAACCATGACTTACTTTAATAACAACTTATATACTACAAGTTCATTATCCTCTTCTTCTTTTACTAACTCAACATTAGTATCTGTTTTAACACGAAGACTTCGTATTATATCAGAAGCAGAAATAGAATAATAACCATAATCTGAAACAGAAACATTTCGGCATTGACCTTGAACATTCTCTGTAAGAAAACCTAAATACATAGATTCTTGTCCTTCTTTTGCATCGAATTTAATCATCAATAGCATCTTTAGTTTATCTTTTAGATGTATGTCTTTTATTACAAGTTTCTTTTTCTTATAATCTATATAAGATTTATTATAATTAACTTTCTTCTTCGATATTATTTGGTAATCTAATAGACTCATCATCAAGTATTTTTATAACATTTCCGTGCGAAGGGACTTCTTTAACACCTGACCTACATCTATATTCAGCAAACGCTGTCTTACCAATTAGTTTATCTTTATTAATAAGATAACTTTCACGAGTAGAAGCATCACCAACAGGCATACATTCAAATGTTTCACCATTAATATCATTACGAAGAACAAACTTACTAAAATTAGGTCGTTTAGCTCCTTCGGGAATAATATCTATGATTTTGAACTTACCATCTAATATTGGTTTACTTTTGTACATAGTAGAATTACGTTTACCAAATTGATATGTAGCATAAGGATTACGAAGAATAGCTCCCTCGAATTTAGCTTCAACAAAGATGTCTCGATATTTAATAACATCTTCATCTCCGTTAACATTATCATAAGTATGAATAAGAACGAAACGATTCTTATTATTCATGTGATAATCAAGAATAGCTTTAGCATTAACGTAATTAGGCATCTTAAACTTACCAAACTCTGACTTCAATAATGATATACGACTAGTTTGAATCATATCATCAACAGCTAAATCATAACACCAAAATTGAAGAAAGCGATTGTATGGACTTTTAAGATTTTCAGCAGCACTTAGAATATCATTTAGTTCAAGACCGGGAATATATAGCTCTCCATCTAATACTAAACCTTCTTCTAACATACGATTGAATAACTTATCGTTAATAACATCATCAAGTAATATATTCTCTAATACTGGGCACTTATATTCAAGTCCTTTACGACTATGAAATACAAGACCTTTAGTTTTAAAGAATCCTTTACCACGCATAACAGCTGATATATTACAACGAACACCATTAATCTTAACTTGAGCTAACAAGTTCTGTTCATTGTTATATTCATATATCTTAGCTAACATAGGAAGAACGAATCCTTCACTATTAGTATTATACTTAGGAAGATATGCCTCAAGATAATATTTAAAAGCATTAACATCAGGTATTTCTTGTGGAGCTGAATCATATAATTCAGATAATTCCATACCTCCTTCTCTACGTTTAGCAGCAACAATAGTTTTCCATTCTTTCTCTACACCTCTAGGCGGAACATATTCAGAAGTAGTTCCTTCTTTACCAACAATACCATACTTTAGTATTATCTTATGACCTAGTATTTCTGCTGACCAAAAGATTGGTTTACCTTGTGCATTACGTTTATAAAGAGTAATACTCTTCGATTCACTCATAATTCTTCGATTTTATATTTATTAGGTTGTTCACGCATAAGACCAATAGCAACTGTCCTATCAATAATCATAGACTTATTAGTTTCAATAACAACAATTCTAACTTTAGAATTAACAGGAGTTGCAACAGATTTACCACTATTAGCAGAAGATACAGTAAACTTCTGCTCCTTTATAGGGGAAGGTTTAGTAATTCGTTTAGCACTAGTCTTATTAGTTCCACTTCTTTTCTTTTCATAAACAATAGGAGGATGCGTTTCTTCATATTTAAGATTAGCTTCATGAATCTTTTCAAGAGATTCTTTATCATATCCTAAATATAAGAGAGCTTTTATTATCCATTTATATCTGAAATGAATAGTCTGAATATAAGGATAATTAGGTAAATCTAATTCACGAAGATAACTAGCAATAGTACCAGGAATACCTTTAGTATTACAGTTATGTCTAATCATCCTAATGTCTGATTCATCTAATTCGTAACTAAACGGATTTGTATTTAACTTCATTTTTAGTAAATCTTACAATTATATACTTTTTAGGTTTACCTATTCTCGCATGATAGAACTTGAAACACTTTAGATAATCAGTACTTTCAGTCCACTGTATAAAGTTTCCTTTAGATATCGAAGTATTATCTTCATAGTTATATTCCCTAGGTATCTTATGAGAACTATATAAATCTTTAGCTAGATAGTCCTTAATAACTCTTACGTGTTCAGGATTATCAAACTCAAAATTACCATAGACTTTTATCTTAGAGAAGTCTGTTGGAGTACCATCAGGCAAACTAATACGAATTAATCTATTCGGATTATCTAATAGTTCTTGCTTAATCTTGTTTAAATACTTTTCCTCTTCATCTGTTAAAGGATACATAAAATAATAGCTATAAACATTTCCGCCATTGCCGAAACTATTTATAGCTACTCTTTTTAATGTTGCGAATGAATTAAAGTCAATCACTCGTCTTTCTTCTTGCGCTTTAGGAAGCGACTGATATTCTTCTTCTCTAATCATATTCAAATAATGATTCAGTTTGTTCTATAAATGAATTAATAGTTTCTTTAGAATACATAGTAATTAGCTCTGAAAAATCTTTAGCATCATAACTTCTAGGAATAACAATAGGTATAATACCATATTCTTTTCGTAACCTACGAGCACCACGTACTCCTGTCAGGTCACAATCGAAAAATGAAATAAGTATTCCACTGTCATTTAGCTTAGATTGTAGCCAATTATATTCGTAATCTTTAAGAACGTAACTCTCTGAAGTAACATTAATTACTCCTATTTGAGACTCTGACAAATTCCCCCGTAAAGGATAGGAATGTAACCAGCTACTTAATGCTAGATTATCCTTATATGACTTAGTAATAATAATAATATCATATTTAGGTTTATCAAGATTAAGTATTCCAACAAGACCATTATGATTAGTTATGAACTTGATTTCTCCTTTACTTCTATCACGAAGAGGGAAATAACATTCGATATTATAAATACCGTTACTATCTAGTCCAGTAACATAAGCATAACAAGGGTCTGATTCCTTATATGTATATTTAGGATTTGGTTGACAATACCTATTAATATACATTTGGTCAACAGGATAGACGAAATGAGTATTAAGCCAATGTAGACTAACTCCCCATTGTCCCCAAATATTTTTATCGTTATTAGTCCAATTTCTAGTAGCTACTTCAATAATTGGTTTACTAGCTTTGATTTTAGATATTACTTGTTTAAGTAAGATTTCATTCTCTTCATCTACTTCTCCGTCATATATTATCTTGCGGAAAGTATAAGCGATATGCTTTAATATATAATAGAAATCTGCTTTATTAGCAACATTTATATGACGTCCGGTTTTGAAACTTAATACATAAGCTACTAAATCGAAACAATCACCAAAGAAAGAACCATTAAAATCACGAGCTTTTAACTTGTGTTTATTATTGAAAGCAAAACCAAATGTTGGATGATTATCAACGCGCAAAGGAGAACAAATAAGTTCATTGTTTTCTACACAATTATTAACTACGGATATAGGTATTCCCATATACTTAGCCATAATCATTTCTTGACTAACCTTAGATAATATAAACTCTTTTGTTAAGTCTTGTCTTATTCCTCTACGCATAGTATAATTAGATAAAATAAGCCTAGCTTTTACACTAGGCTTATAACATTATTAACGAAATATATTTGGATTACTTAGAATGGAAGTCCACCATTATCATCTCCATCAGGAGCAAAAGCAGAACCTTCAGTTGGATTAAAACCACCTGCCGCACCAAAGTTTGGCATACCACCCATTCCTGGCTGAACAATACCTGCACCCATAGCAATACCTCCAATACCAGCAGCGGCTGCTAGATTAGGAGCTTTCTTTTGCTTTGACTGAACACCGTCCATAGGAGCAATACGTTCTTTAGTAATGTCAAATACAATACTTGGTTCTCTGAAATGGTTAGCATCTAACATGAACTTCTCTTCGAAGATTCCTTGACCTACGATATTTGGGAATACCAAGTCGCCTTCTTCTGAACCTTGACCGGAGAAAGCCCAATCACCTTTGTTCTTGTAATAACGATTAAGTCTGAACCAAAACTGTCTAGGATTACCTGCTTTATCAAGTAATGCAGATTTACCATTTTCACCACCAGTTTCTACTAACTTAACTACATTATCAAACAGAACTCCCCATGCTTTGATAACATCTTCAACTTCCACTGGTTCATACTGACCATTATCATCATAGTCAACATAACCAAGTTCAAGCATTTCAGCTTCTTCATCAGTCATTTCACGACCTTTGAATACAACTACATCAAGGAAATGTTTAATCCAAGCAAAGTCCATGTTGATAAACTTCTCTTTAGAACCTCCTGGAATGTAATCAACATTACTTTCATAAGCCCAGAATGTCTTACTTGCAACACGAACATCAATAGGATTAGTATGAAGAGAAGTAGCTTCAATAATAAGCTGTGGAACAGCTTTTCCGGCAAATGCGGGACGCATATTACTTTCTTCCTTCATAGTTACCCAAGCAGCACGAGCATGAAGATTACCAACGAAAAGCCAAATGTTATTAATGGCATCTTTATGAGAGAACTTCTTACGAGAAGTAGTTCTAGTCTCATTACTAATACCTCTACGACGTTTCTTAGGTGCAGCAGTTGCAGCATTAGCTGATTGATTAACTACTGGTTCTTCTACTTTAGCAGTTTCTTTTTGAGTACTCATAATTTTGTTTTATAAAGATTAATACTAACAATAACAAGTTGTACAGGCTTGCTATTGTTTATTGCAAAGTTTCCAAATATAATAAATTTCTAAATTATAGCCAAATAAAAAAGAGCTAAATTCAATTAAGAATTTAGCTCTTTATAATCTAGCTTTTATCTAACCGGAAGAAGTTCTTATTTAGAAGATTGACGAGCAATCGGTTCTTCATCGGCTTTGAAAGAAATCTTATAAGCGTTAACTTCAACAGTTTCTTTTTCATCACCAATAACTTTACCAGTTTCAACAGCAACTACGAACGGTTCGTTCAAGTTAACTTCAAATACACGGTTAAACTTCTCTGCTTCGTCACCGAGATTTTCTTTCAATTCCGACCACATTGAAGAATCGGAGAAAGTCAACGGCAAACCAAGACCGTTAAGATTGGAAGAAGTAGAAGTACGAGCACCAGAGTAAGCACGAGTAGTAGGATTATAATCATCAATAGTGATTTCTTCTACTGACTTACCGAGGTCGGCAGCGATTCTTTCTTTGTTTAGTTCAAATGCAGCAGCTTTCTGTTCAGCAGTCATACGAACACCTGCAAGTTTGATTTCTCCGTTCTTCTCGAACAAAGGTACACCTTTACAGATACCATATTCACCGAAGTTCTGAATAAGAGCAGCACGAGCAGCTTCTGTACCAAACTCAACATTGTTCTCTTCGCACCATGCCATTACTTCGGCATCACGTTCAGCAATAGCTGCATCAATATCAGCAATATTACTAACAAACTGTACGTTATCACCGGGAACAAGACCCATGATACGAGTTACTGCACCTGTCAAGCTAAACTTAGCTTTAGTACTGTTAGCAGTCAATGTAGGTTCGTTACTAGCTTGCATTACTCTCTTACCGCTTTGAACAGCGCTCATGCCAAATTGAAGTCCCATAATTGTAAAAATTTTAAAAGTTAATAATTATTAATACTAGGCTTAAAGCCTATTGTTATCTTAGTTTTTGTCTTATTTCGTATCTATTGATTAGTAATAGTTAGACTTCTATTACTATCAAATCTCTACAATATCAGCATCACTGATATTCATATTGTTTACTATCTTAGCTTCTGTTGTTTCCATACAACCAAGTATAACATCAGCAGCTATATCACGAGCAGCTAGTGTAAACGCTCTATGTCCAATAAGAGTTCTCATATATTTAGTATATGTATCTTTACTAGCAAGTCCAGCAGTTACAGCGTCACTATAACTAAAATGTCCTATACTAGTAATAACTCTGTTATCTACTACACGAGTAAGTTTATATTCAGTAATATAATCACAAGGAACATTAGGTATTCGGAAGATTGGAACTAATCCCTTAGCCACAGCTTCTTTGGCTTGTTGTTGATTAGCTACAACTCCGAACTTATTATTTAATTGATATTCCTTATATACATTACCATTATAATCTTGATAATTTCTGACTGGATAAATACCTACATCATCATTATCAGAACTAGCATTATATTCATCAGCTTCTTTTTTGCTTTTGAACCGCCTACAATAGTCAGGTATCTTACTGTCTATATAAACATTATTACCGTCTGTATATTCATACAGAGCTATATAATCTTTTGTACACTCCCATGTTATAGCTGCCTTCAATAATAACGCTTTAATTAAGTGAACGTCTAATGTAGTTTTACCATTTATAACTCCTAGATGTTCAATACAACTAGTAAATGGTAAACCTAGTTCTTTAGCACGACTATATATTGCAAGACCGTCTTGAATAGTCTTAATACCGCACTTATCACTAGACATTACTGATTTCAGATACAACTCTAACTTACTCCTATCATCGGGATTGTAAATGTCTAGGGTATTAAGAGCAGAAGCCATAACCATACTATTATTATTAGTAGTAGGTTTTGCTTTTGGTTCTGTCTTAGCTAGAGTTTGTTCATTCTCTGTCTTTACTTCTTCCATTATTTCAAAGGTCGCTTATTGATTACTCTACAAAGATACTAATTTCTTTTATAACTCCAAAGATTAGCATCTATTATTCTCCTATTATGAAATCATTTTCACTATCTTTAACTATTTCATAGTCTTTTCCTCCTTTCGTTTCTGCTAGCTTCTTTTCTTCATTCGTACCTTTACAATATACCTTATATATTATATTAGGTACGGAACTAAAAGATAGATTAGGTATTCGATATTTTAAGTCTCGTATTGAGCTGCAAAGAGGTGAAGTGAAAATTACAACGTCTACAACTCCTTTAAAGCTCGTATCAATAGAATTATTTGCCGACAATACTTTCATATAGTCGTCATTAAATAGCTCCAAATTTCGCGTTCTCTGCGCTCTTGCTTGCATGATTACTGGCTGTCCGATTTTAGCTCCCGTTTTATATACTTTCGGTTTACCTTTCTTATCATAAGCCTGTATTCCTTCCATATCATTATGATAGTTTCCGCAATAGTCATATTGTAGAATACTCATTCCAGTTTGGAATATCTCACCATTAGTCATAATAGATTTACCTTCATATTTTATATTAGCATTTAGGTACTCTGTTATCTTTCCGGCAAACACTCCATTCTTTGAAATAATAAGTATTCTTTTGCCTATATTTTCCTTAACTATATCAAGTATTACATCTAGCTTAACAATATTATCAGTAACTACCTTAGTACGTTCTCTAATAATATTATAAGTTTGAGTAACTCTCTCGACTAAAGCACTAGGATTATATAGTTCATCAATCTTACGACACATTGCATCAGTCATATCCATTTTAGCAGACCAACCATTACTCTCCGCTACTTGTAATCTACAAGTTTCAGCAGCAATATTAAGTCTAGTATTACCAACACGACATTCTTCTAACTTTTCAAATGTACCAAATATAGTAACACTTTCATTAATATACTGACTACATCTATCATAATAGATTCTATCAGCATCAGTTAGAATAACACCCTTTTGATACTCCTTTATGGGGGAATGAATAGAACGATTAATTAAGTGGGCATAATTAATTTCATATACTTTAGGAGCATACTTATACATAAGTACAGCATTATCAGCAACACTATCAATAGCATTAGTAGCAAGTAGTTTAAACTTAAAATAGTTACCACTATATTTCTCTGCAATCTTTCTGAACTTCTTTACATTAATAGTAATAAGTACATCTTTATGACTACTAGGACTAGGTTTATACGGAGAACGTTCAACATAATCACGAGTGAGTATAAGACATCGCTTATCAGTTATCAATTGTTTATGAATCTCTTTAAATTCAGAAGTATTATCGAGATAATAATTAATGTTAGCCCTATCTTCCATAGTCTCTGTTATAATAAGAGACGTTAAATCAGGAGTTTTAGCTACCATTTTATCTAACACCATTGTAACAAAGTTCATTACACTTAGTGGTTCGGATAGAATAATACTACCCACGCCTTTGTTAGCAGACCATTTATTAGCAGCTTCATTATAAATATCGGTTACATCATTCATAAGACAAGTTGTTCTGTATAATATTTAGGATTAGCAAGAACATAACTATGATTAAGAGGACTACGTAGAAGAATAATATCGGTATGTTCAATAGTATTCCAACCGCAATCTTCAATAAGAGATAAGATTAAGAATCCTAATACTATATTATAACCTACTACCATACCTTTAAAACTACCATAGTTAATTTCCCTTCCTAGATTATTTATACATATCTTTTCTATATCCATTTTATTAATCAAATAAAGTATTTCTCATTCCATAGTATTTCTTAACTAAACGTTTGCCTTTACCTTTATTATTACGACTTTGCTCTATTGGTTCGATAATAGCCATAGCTTCATTATAATAATATAAGTAATTAACGTTTAGTTCAGATATATCAGTATCATCAACAGTGTTACATATAGAAACACGTTGACCTGCACATAGAGAACTCTTTTTAACTTGTTCTTCGTTATATTCATTCCAGCCCATGCTCTCGACTTTCATCAATGTTCCCCCCGTAGAGGAGATGTAAAACCTTGTATTCCTTTGCACTATATCTGTTACTATCTTTCCGTCTACAACATGAGTAAACTCTAGTCTATACTTATGATTAACATTTTGAGTACGACAGAAATCAAGAATAGATTTAGCATTACGAAGAGTTTCCATAACAGGAGTACCATTAATAAAATATTCAGTAACACATTTAGCTACAATAGGAGAATTATATCCTTTAGATAAATCCTCTAAGAACATCTTAGGATTCATTCTACCTTTGAACTTACTACTACCTCCCCGTTTAACAGTAAGATAACTATTAACACCTTCAGTTACATATTTTGTATAATATGTAAATTCTAGCTCTAATCCTAGATGTTTCTCCCACCAATGACAAATATCATCGGCAGTTTGTTCTAATTCTCTAGGAACAATAGTTACAATACCATCAGTATTAGCACTTATAACATGAATACCTGCAAGTTCAAGTTTCTCTATTAACATCAATAAGAATAACTGACCATTAATAGTTACTTGATACATTGCTTTCTTGTCACATAAGAATGACTTCTCACTTCCCATTTTACCAAATATACCAGCATTTGCTACAATCTTTAGACAAGCAGCAGCAGTAGCATGTTTATCTCTCTCCATAACATCAAGAGATTTATCTTTGGCTAAATGTTTATGTTCTAGTCGTTCATCAACAATAGTATCAGCTATACGAAACCATGCTTTAGGAATAAGGTGTTTCTGACATACTTTAAGACTACGTATCATGTTTGGATAGTAGCTTGCTACGTCTCTATCCACTATTATGTGTTCGTCATCTTCAACATATACAGCCGGAATCTCGTTTGAATGTAGACCCCCTGTTGCGATAGTGTATGACGTGCCCATAAAGGTGAATTCCCTGTCAAATTCGCCCTTTTCTCCCCGTAGGGTAAGCGAACGTATGTCTGACAAAATATCGTTCAATTCAGGGGTCGAAAATGCGATTTTATCTGACAAGATTTCGGAAACCAAAATTTTCCTACGTATTGTCTTAGTATCAATAAAGGCTTTAGGATGTAGACCAGTAAACTTACTATATAGTTTAACAATAACTTTATCAGCTATTGTACTTCTACTAGCAGAATACACATCTACATTATATTCTTCACTAATACGATACCTTAAAAGAACTTCTTCTTGATTCATTCTGATTAGCTCGGCAACAATATATACATCATTGTCATTATAATCAGCCATTTCATTAAGATATTCTCTAGGTATAAATCGCTCAAATACATTACGATAATGAATATTAAGTTCTCTATCAGTCATTCCCTTTGCTTCGGGTAATCTCTCGTGATAATAATGTCTATCTAAGTCACCAATAGGTGGCATAGTATACTCTTTTAGATTATACCATTTAATATTAATAGAAGTCTGTTTAAGACTTTTATGATAATGGTCTAGCCTAAAGATTTGGAATAAATCTAAGTCTCGAAATGCCACGTTATTACGAAGTATAAGAGAAGTAAAATTATCAGTCCAAAGAGTATCATTATTAGAACTACGAATAACTCTCTGTGATGTTTCATATAAGAATGTGATTAACTTACTAGGCTTATCAAATTGATTATAATACATGAGCAATGCACTCAACATTAAGCGGTCGTACTTCCGATTATTATATCCGAAATAATCTGCTTTCTGTTGTAACCAATATAATAAACTGAATAAATCAGTATCATCATCTTCATATAAAACAAAACGTTTCTTAGGTATTGTTTCTAAACGTTGTTTTATCTCTGCAATAGTAAGTTTATCAACAAGAGGAATAGCTTTTCCATCATTATCGACACAATCACTAAATACTTTGAGATAACTACGTAAATTAACAAATACTACCGAGAAGTAATTTCTAGTTACTTCGACATCATAACACATAGAGTTCATACTTACACTTTATTTATTGTCCATAACACAAATATAAACGATTTTTGCATCTACTACAAGCTGTATATAATCTACGAAGAGTATTATCTATATCTCCCCAAGGATTACCAGTACGCATATCAAATACAATATCATTTACATCTATATATACATCAGCATAAGTACTTCCCTGTGCTTTATGACTAGTAAGAGCAAAACCATAATCTAAATCACGACTGAACTTTATCTTATTAGTAGCTTTATCTAATAGATTAACTAATAATAAGTTTCTTTCCCTAAATTCATAGTATTCTTTCCAACGTTTAGTTCTATTATATTTATCAGCATTAATAGCATTATAAATATAAGATTCACCTAACTTATAATAAAGCATAGCATTATTAAAATCAGAATGGTCTACTACAAATAAAGGTTTAGTTCTATTACCGCCATTAACTTGTATAAAAGTTACATTAAATCCATGAATATTATCTCTATTAGTAAAGTTCTTAATATCATGTATTATGTAATCTTCGGAGTTAACGATAATAGTATCTTTAAAATCATCAATAAAAGTATTATAAGACATTACTAAATCATTCTTAGTTAGAATTGCTTTACCACTATCTTCAATAATATTCTTACGAATTAATTTATTCCAATCAGCAACAGACTTATTAGTATAAGTTATAAGACGACAAGTATCAACATCTTTAGTAAACTCTTCATTATAGAATCCGTCTATTACAAGAGATTGAAACTCAAATGCACCACAAGTATAATATCCTTTAGTTTGAGTAGAATCAAAAGCATACCGATTTCTATTGATAAACTCTAGGAACTTCCAAGTTCTATTATCAATATCTTTTCTTAATATTCTTAATAATTCACTAACAGGATTACTTTCTTCTTGTCTTACAATCTGACGAAGAGTATAAAACTTAATGTTATCGAAACAACGCGAACGAGTTTCTTTAACAGGTGGTAACTGATAGTTATCACCCATATAAATAAGCATACAGCCAAACTGTTCACACTCTCTTTCTATAAGAGTTTTAAGATTAATACCAATCATAGATGCTTCATCAACAATATATAGCTTATATTGTTTAATCTTCTTTTCAGCCAATGGGTCAAAAGGAGGATTATTAACATCAAAATCAGTAACATCTGTATTAAGTCTTAAACCTAAGTCACTAGCCACAGTAGATGTAGCATATCCAGTAGACAAACGAAGTACACGAGCAGCTTTATGTGTAGGAGCTGCAAGTCCAATAACAGATTTAGCTAAACCACATCTCTTTATTACTTCACGTATCATATAAGTTTTACCTGTACCAGCAGCACCAATAAGTGCACGTCTATAATCACCTTCAACATAACCTTTTTCTATAAAGGCTACAAGATTCTCATAAGCAATCTTTTGGTCACGAGTAAAACTATTAAAGACTTTATCGTCTTTCTTAGCATCATCAAACTTTTCAAAATTCATTGCATTTCAATAAAAATCTATCAATATTATCACGACATTTAAGAATGTAACCTTTAACTGGTAATCCTATCTTAAAAGGTATATAACAACTAGGCATAGTACAATAAGCATCAGTACATCTAACAATCTTAGTAGGTCTACCATGATTATCTAACGCACGAGTATATATTGTTTTAAAGCCTTTACAAGAGTATGAACGTTCAGATAATACAACAGGTTCACTACCATCTTTAGGTTTGAACTTATATTGATTATCATGTAGAACAATAGTACCAATAACAATTTGCATTATTACTTTCTCACGAGGAATCTTCTTATCCTCATTAACTGCTGATAACTTAAAACTTAATCCCATAGTATTAAGGTTTAACTATTTGATTAGGAAGATATTGTATACAACACGCTCCTTTACGGGGGAATATCTTATACTTATCAGTATTCATAATTCTAGGTAATGGAATAATTTCACAACATCTATCATTATGAACATCTATAATAATGCAATGATAAGCATTAACATCTGCGTCATGAGAAATAACAGCTTTAAGTCCTTCAAAATATACATCAAAAGTACTATCAGGATTAACACATTGTTTTAAATCTACAATCATATTAATTAACTTCAGTTTTATATATTTCGTATAACTTACTAAATTCATCAGAAGGCATACAAACAATAGATACATTCGTATGCATTTGTTCTTTAGGAACAATACAATTTCTAGCAGTAACGATTCTATCATCTTCAACAAACATTGTTTCAAGAACTAAACAATTACCACCATCTAGTATTTCCTTACATTTTGGACAAATATAAATATTATCTGTACCAAATACAAGAAGCTCATCGCCACAAACTAGACATTTGCCAGTCGTGACAATGAGCTTACCATTATCTTGTTTAAACTCGTTGAGCTTGGGCATAACTAGGAATACGTCTCCTTTCTTCCATCTTAACAAGTTTAACACTAGTACTTTCAAGTACATTAAGAGTAAAAGCTACTAATTTGTAACTTCTCTCATGCTTTCCGAATTTAATTTTCTTCTTAATCATTACGTTTAGTATTTAATTATTATTATTTAATAGGAGCATCTGACCGCTCCGCTTCGCTCCGCTTATTCCCCCGTAGAGGAGTTGTGAGTTGTTTAACCTTTTGCTTAATTTCATCTATAATAGCTTTATTCTTATCAATACTATCGTTACTATAAAGATTATAACTATGTGTTTCATCAATATTTCTATTAATATCAAGAACAAATAGATATATACTAATATAAGAAGTATTGTTAAGATTGCGATTAGTATAAAGGTCACTAGAGACTTTAGTACTATACAACAGACTAAGCTGTATTTTCTGTAACTCTCTAAACAATTTAGTAAATTCTTTCTTATTCATATCGGTATATTAGTTTTAATTAATAATCATAGAAAAGGAGCAGACGCTTCTGCTCCAAGCTAAATAACTAATATTTATAAAAGTCCTAATTCTATCTCACGACAGTAATTTAATTAAGGGGTAAAAAATCGAATAAAGTTTCTCCTATCTCACGACAGTAATTAACAACTTGTATTTTTAGACACAAATACTATGTATTTATAGCTGACATTTTACGAAGAGGATTTCCCTTACTTCAACCATTTGGTCAATGTTTCAACTTAGATTAGTCATCATCAGAGCTATTAAGAAAAGAAATAGTGCGATTCTCACGAACAGCACTATTATAATTCCATAAAACCAATAAATACTATTCTCACGAATAATAGATATTACAATACGACAAATTTAATCTTAGTTTAACTAAAACAGATAAAACAAAATTGGCAAATTACTTATTATATATCTTTGTATAATCTACACAATAAAAATCAGGACAATCTTTAAGAAACGATTCACATATTCTACGGGCTTCATCTTTACTATTACCAGAGTAAAGAGTTTTAGCATTACCATTAAAAGACTTTCTTAGCTTATCATTCTTGTCTAGGAATACAAGATGATTTTCAGAACAATAGAATACAGAATAAATCGGAGCTTTACTAGCTTCATATTTAGCAAGAAGTTTATCATAAGATTCTTTAGCACTGTCTCTCATATCACTAATATATTTGATATAAGAAAGCATAATACTATCCCATTGTTCAACAGCTTTAATCTTATCTTCAATAGAATACTTATCATCAAGAATAGCTTCAAGAAGATTATTCAATCCTTTAACATTAAGATTTTCTAAATCTTCAAGAATAGCTTTATTAAATTCTCCTTTAATAAAAGCCTTACGATAATCTTCTTTAATAGCATCAATAAGATTAACATCAGAACCACTAACTAAAGCACAAGCTAAAATAGCAGATATAATATCTTTCATTATAATAAATTTTTAAATTAGACAATAAAAAACTCTACTAATATTACTCTAGTCTCACGACCTGAATAATCTTAATAGAGTGGAAACCGACATTTATTTAACCCTTTTGTCAGATATTAATTAAATAGAGTACGTATCGGCATTATACTAAACGTAAAATAATAACTGCAACAGCTCCTAAAGCAATAAGAGAAGCAATAACAAAACCAACAGTATTATACTGTCTTTTAGCTTTAAGCTCTTCATAGGCTTTATTAGCTTTATCTAATTTAATTTTGAGTGATTCAACAGAATTACTAAGAGCTTTGTTATTAGCTTCCAATTGATTATTAGCAGCACTTAATTTAGAAGACAGATTACGAAGAGCTTTATCTTCATTACAAATATTCTCATACATGACCTTATAATGATTAAGACCAGCATCAGACTTTTCATTAGACTTACGTAGACGAATAACCTCTGTCTTTAACTCATTGACAGTAGGACGTTTCTTACTAAGAATATCAATTTTTTCTTCCATAACTATTAGTATTTAATTAATCTTCAATATGAGTTATATCTAAGTCGAGGTCTATGTTATCCTCGCTTAGAGTATTTCCAGTATTCCAATTATTAGCCATTTCACAGTCGAGATAGTCTATATCAGCTACCAAACCACAAATAGGAAATTCTACACCTTCGTCATACATAATCTTAAATTTTGTAATACGGATGCGAGTATAGCAATAAATAATGGAAATACCAAACAATAATGATAATATTTAATGAGTATTGCTATAAGCTATATCATCTTTGAATTTATCCATTATATCATAAACTGATATATTAGAACAATTCAATAGAGTATTAATAGTATTAGCAGTATGTTGGTCTTTACAAGTGATACTAAAATTATCATAATTGAACTTACGAACAACATTAGGACTAGCTTTATGAATATAATAAATATCCATAGCAGAGACATTGAAGTCTACAATATCATTTTCGTATTTATCTAATACGTCTTTAAGAGATATACAATATCTACAATCACCAATAGCTCTAGCAGCACTAGCAGTATCTTTAAATCGAATAAAGAAACCGGAATCAATAGAATTACGAATAGTTAGCCATTCAAAATCTAACTCGTATTCTTTATATGGTTGAACATAAAGTCTTAAATCATAAAGAGCTTGTCTAAAAACTCTTAAAGCATGAGTTCTTTCAGCTAATCTAGAAGTCTTTTCTTCTAATCGTTTATCGAGCTTATCAATATCTTCTTTAGAACGGCTTAATTGAGTATTGAGTTCCTCATTAACTTTAACAGTAGCATTAAGAGTATCTTCGATATTCTCTAACTTAATAAGACTATTAGTTTTCTCTTCAATAATCTTATCCTTCTTTACAATAATATCTTTATATTCATTTTCTTGCTCTTCGATTTGATTACGTAATTCGGTAATTCTATTACCGCTATTAGTAAGTTGCCCTTCAAGAAACTTAATACGTTCAGTTAACTCATTATTATTAGATTTAAGAGATTCAATCTCATCACAATCTTTAATAGTATAAGTATTGCCTAAATTAGCAATCTCACAAATAGAAGCAAGTGATTGAAAATCTAAATCGATTATACAACCACTAGCTTCAACAATAGTAACTCCATTTGTATGAGATACAAGAGTTATATGCTTTTTATCATTTACAATAGCTTTCATAAATACAAGTATTAATTATTAAGAATTTAATTTTAGAAGTAGAATCCATACTATAATAATATAGTACGATATAGTAGGCGAATAAAACTAATAACTATTATATAAGTTATTATAGTTTGAACTAAAGAACGAATGATAATAACCTTCTTATAAGAAAGGTAATTAAACATTAAATAACATAGGCATATAACTATCCCAATTAAAGATAGAAATATATGGAATTGGTAATCTGTCATGGTGAAGCAATATCAAATAATATTAAGAATATACATAAAGTAGACGCAACTATTATTAAAGCGAATAACATAGTAAGAAGAGTAATCTTAGTGTTAATAAGAAACTCACTGCATTTAATAAGTGCGATAATAAATAGTAATGCTAAGACAATAATATCGTAGTTAGACATAATAATATAAGTTAGTAAGTGGATAAGATAGAGAGCAAAAGAAGTACAGTAATGTCACTCCTTTATGGGGGAGACAGCGAGCTTTGCGAGCGTTGACAAGCCAAGCTACACAACAATACAATTATTAATAATAGTATTACTAATAGTACTATTCCCGTTATCAGTTGTAATACATAGTATTGTTATTATCGGAATCGTCCGAACTACTATTGTCAAAGACAATGGTAGTGACGCTCTAACAATAACAACTATAATATAATAATAGACAATATAATAATAGACAATATAATAATGTGGACTATAATAAGAATAGGATTAAAATCATAACTATCAATATAATAGCAACAATAGTAAGGATTAGTACCATTATTAAGGACTAATATCATAGATATTAGGAACTTAGAATCAACAAATAACAACTATAATTATGACTAGAACTATGAGTATGATATAGTAGGATTATAAGATAGGATTAAAATCCTGACTCCATAAACGAAATGGTTTAAGTAGTTGTCGTAACATTGTAGGTAGGAGAGGGAGTAGTGAGAGTACTTAACCAACTCATCTCTCTTATCTACATCTTCTAACTATTCTTACTCCACTAGTATTATCTCACTCTATTGTCTACTCTACTATCTAGCTTAACGAGGAGCCTTAGCGACCCTTCCGAGCATTGATGCTCTTAATACTAGTAATAGTCTTAATACTAGTAATACTATTGATACTATTTGATACTATTTGATACTATTTGTTGTTATTGGTGTGATTGTGTGAGCTTCTTCCTATTGTCTACGACAATAGTCATCGAGGGAGGAATTTATGCGAGATTGTCTGATAGACAATTTCGCCTAATATAATCCTATTACCATTATTCGCGTGGGCGGGCGCGCGGGTACCTATTATACGCGCGCGTACACGCACGTATATAATAAGGTACGCGCGCAAGTGTTGCCTGACTTTTATATATATATATATATATATATATATAAGCCCACTTTGTTATTTAGAATCCGTCTAAAAGAAACGTCGTCGTCGAAAGGCAATTTTAGCTTGTCAATACTAGTAATAGTCTTGATACTATTGATACTATTTGTTGGTGTTATTGTATGAGCTTCTTCCTATTGTCTGCGACAATAGTCATCGAATAGGTGAGCTAATAAAAAAAAATAGTATTATATTTGCATATACAAAATAAAAATCTATTTTTTACAAGATTCCCTATCTCGTTATAGCGTGTTAATTTTATGTTAAATCGGTCATTATCAGTCAGTTACGAATTTCAAATTACACGCAAATCTGTGTAAAATACTAGGTGTAATGCCTGTTTTTACACGCAAATCTGTGTAATTTAGAAGCCGAAAATGAGTTTTTAACTATAAATTAACAATTATGAAAGTAGAAACAAATGCTAAAGCTAATGCTAAAGTCCAACCAGTGGACAATCTTATCAAACCTACTGTATTTCCTTTTAATATTAATCCTAAAGATTGTTCTGACGACAGTCTTGACGAGCTTGAACAATGGGCTAATAAGACAGGTAAGACAATTGTTGTAATCGAAGATGATAAAGTTAGATATACAGGTAACCTTATGCAGTTGTACTTCGATGGAATGTCTAACCTAAGATATTTAAAGACCCATGGTTTATCCATGTTGAATTACATATATAGGAATATAGGTTTCGGTTGTAACTGGATAGTACTTAACCAAACTAAGATTGCTGGTGAATTGTCTGTTAGTCAACAGAGAATAAGTGACGGTATCCGTCAACTAATCGATGCTAACTTTATAGCTAAAGCTATTAATGATAAGAACAATGTCTATATCATAAACCATAATATGATGTTCATGGGAGATAGAAACAAGTTCATATCGGATTACATGAGACTGTATTCAGATAAATAGCTTATCAGTTGGTTAGCTTCGCTTATCAGTTGTAGCATTTCGCTTATCAGGTGACTAGTGTCGTTTCCGATACCGATCGGCTTTGCCGGATAGCTTTGCCGGATAGCTTTGCCGGATAGCTTTGCCGGATAGCT